ATCGCGGTGGTGGATTCGGAGGCGATCGCGGTGGTGGATTCGGAGGCGATCGCGGTGGTGGATTCGGAGGCGATCGCGGTGGTGGATTCGGAGGCGATCGCGGTGGTGGATTCGGAGGCGATCGCGGCAAATAAGGCATAAATTGCAGCACTCTTGATCCGAATGCCGATAAGAACCGGCTTAATTTTTGGGGATTCTAGTAAAGCTGCATTTAATCCTAACTGAATTTCCAAGAACAACCGATCTAGGTGATCAAAAAAACTGGTTTTGTATTTAGCAGTGCCCTTGTACTTTTCAATCAATAAATCAACACTGCCAACATTATTAACAGTGTTAACAAAATATTCCTTGTTGACCGTGATTGCCACTGCGCCGGTATCAATGACGGTAGCGGTATCAATGACGGTAGCGCTATCAATGACAGTAGCGGTATCATCGACAATCAAATGATTGTGGATCATCTCGATTAACATTTCCTTAGTCGGGGCCTTACCATCGATCTTACTGTAGATACCTAGCTCGATCGCCTGTCACTTTAACTCTGACTTAGTGGTAGTGGTAGTGTTCATATTTTCAAAACCGATCGCGGTTTCAGTGCTTTTCATTGTTATACCTAATCAATTTAGGTTTGCCAATATTTAAAAAAATAACCCTAGAACCATTCCAAGGTTAAAAATTTTATCGTGCGATCGCTTTTTATTTATCCGACATTCCCAGAAAATCAGCTTTTTCCCCTTAGCAAATTTATAAACCTGAAATTCTAAATTTATAAAAGAATTATGGATTGCTAGACAAAAATAGACGCCTTTACTAGGGAAAAACTGATCATATAGAAGTTGTTGTTATTTGGGATTGATTCAAGATGAAACATTGCAGATACCTATTGTGTTGTTGTCTACAATGACAACCTATCTGATTAATAAAGTCAACTACTGAGTTAACTATAATAACCGATGAATGGGTAAGTAAAAGTTATAGCATGATCTTTTTGGTTTTTTGGGGTGTTTTTTCTGTGGCGCTACCCCCCAGTCATCCCATTAGTCAAGTCCTTTAAACTTTAGTTGCAAATTGCCAACATGGGACAACAAGGAATAAAAATGCCGCTGACTATGCGGCATTTAGGATTTATTGATCAAAAGTAAAGTCGCGAGACTGCTCGGTTTTGTCAATCAAATCACTGGTGACTCCATCAATGGTGATCGCCGTCAGTCCGTTAGTCAAAGCGCCAAACAAAAAGTGAAACCAGTTAAAGTTGGCAGAACCCGACAGGACAAGACAGGCATAAACAATTATTGAGCATTCAATCATTTGACAGTAAACACAGTGCAATAGCTCTAAAGAAACTTTGCCAATCAAGTCTCGAACAAACTGCGTCTTCTTGTAATCAAAGATTAGCCAGCGAAGCCCCAGCGAGTACAAGCAGAATACCACCCAAGATTCAATCATTTTAACTTTTGTGCCTCTTCCCAAAGTCGTTCTAACTGCAAAAAGTTGATTTTAACAGTTCCACCGTAATCGTCGGTAATGATCAGCATATCTTCATCGTCCTTAGAAATAGCAGGGCAGCAGCGATTGCGACAAGGGGCGGTTGAATTATTTGGTTCAATCAAAGTATTTACCTCTATAATTAACTTAGCCCCTATTTTAGCAACTCAAATGACAATAATGCAAGTCGGAGAAACTTATTTAGACAGTTTAAAAATTTTAGTAAAAAATATTCAAGGAACCCTAAAAATAGATCCAGAGACTGGTAACTACACAAGATCGGGAACAGATATTTGGATTAAGGCATTGATCAAGCCAATGGGCGGGGAAAAAAACTATTCAGATCAGTCAGGGTACGATCCGTCCTTAGTTGGGTTTGAAGGTTGGTTAGTCGATCCACCAACTTTCCCTGTACCCATTAGCTATCCGTTTAATACAAAAGGAATCTGGAGGGATAGCGAAGTAAAAATAATTTTAATGCCAGTATTGCAAAAAAGTTTATATGTGCTACAATATAGTGGTACGGTGATTAAAGGAAATCTAAGCTTATGATTCACGTTGACCGAGATAAAGTTGATACAATTAAACTCAAAATCAAAAATTGCTTTAATCGGACAGTTGATGTCTTGGACAAAATGCAAGATCGAGTGATTCAAGATCCTTGGGAATTTGCCGATCTTGGTTTTTTGGATCAAGACATTGTTGACACGGGTCGCTTGCATAACTCTAAGATTGTCGAAACCGTAGATGAAGGCGATCTTGTTTTTGTCAGATATGTGTGGAATCCCATTAACCCAGAGGACGGTCGCGCCTATGCAGGAGACGTTTTTCTGGGGTTCACTTCTTACGCGGGGAATTTTATCCCTGGTCGCGATTGGCCTAATAGATCAGAAGAAAAATTAAACACCCGTGAACACTTCGTGGAAACATTAAAAGCTGAATTTCAGTAATGGATAAATTGCCAATTATTAAAATCAGGCAAACTATACAAGATGGAATGAAAGGCCATCTTGGAACTTATCGCTTTGTGACCGGGGAAGTTGCCCCAGCGATCGCAGTATTGAAATCTTACGATCAAGAATACCCTCCCGCTGGCACGTCTACCGAAGGCATCGAAGTCGTCTTGATGTTTCCCCAAGTCAAAGCGTCAACACTTCTAGGAGGCCATGACTTAAAGCTGACATGGTATTTATTTTTAAAACAGTGGGATTTTAATGAATCAACCACAATGGCAGTTCAATCGCTGGTATCAGCGCTAAATGAATTGAATTTTCTTAAAGTAGAAAATATTTTTACAAATCCGTCAAATCGTGGCAAAAATCAGCCGGAAACTGTTAGAATAGAATTAAGCACTTATAGGTTCGTAGCATGAGCAATGTAGTAGGGTCGGTCGAATTTGACGTAAGGCTAAATTTTGATAGTTTTAATCAAGAGTTGAATCGGATTAAAAATCAAAAACTGCCGTGTATTCCTATTTGCATTGAACCACCTAAAAATTTAGCTCAAGATATACAAAAGCAAGTCAAGCAAGTATCCATACAAGAAAAAAAAGAGCAGACAAAATCCCAGAAAGGGGAAGATCAACAGACCAAAGAAAATATTGAGAAATTAAAAGAAGCTATAGAAAAAGCGACAGTCGCATTTTCTTCTGTTCGATCTGTCTCAGTTGGAACTCGGTCTACCCAGTCTTCATCGGGCGTAAGAAGTGAGAAGGGATTTACTGGAGAAGAGGGTATTATTCTTGGAATAAAGTCTCTTAGGTTAGCGATTGAGCAAACCGCAGTATCGATAGGAGAAGGTATCGCTGTAGCACTTGAATCAACGGAATCAGTTCTAAGAGAATTGCTGCCTAAAGACAACATATTTAAAGCTGCGGGCAGAATAGTAAATCAAACAGCGGGAAACTTGATATCTGATTCGATTACAGGGGGTGGTTCTGGCCCAAATAAAATAGGTGTATTAATTGGAAAAGGAGCAAAATTTGCAAATAATTCACCTGGATCTGAAAAATTCAATAAAGACGTTGATACCGTAATACCTGGATTTAGCAAATTATTAAAATACCTTGAGTCATGGGATTCTTCGTCTAATTCTGTGTCAAAAGTAGGCGAGTCTGAACGTCTTGATGTGGCCATCATTGTTTCTCGGTCGCTAACTGATGCAGCAAACAGGATAGTTGAATCACTTGCAAACACAGAAAAAGAAATTAACTCATTAGCTTCTGCACTGTCGAGTATTCCTTCTTTGTCTCTAGAGTCATTATCTCCTCAAAGAAACAACAGTCAAAACCCTTTGCTTATGGCGGCACAAATAGCAGGGGCGAATGTTGCGGCAGATGAGATAAAGAATATATTCAATCAAATATTTGGTCAGTTTTTCTCTAACGCGGTAAACAACACATCTGGCGTCATCAAAAATAAGATCCAAGAGGTTTTTGATGGTATCTTCTCAAAAGAGGCAAAAGAAGATAACTCCGTCATGGGCGCAATTAAAAATATTTCTGACGGATTATTTGCTGGAATTTCAGAAGAATCAGATGATTCTTCTATTGTTGTTCATCCTAATTTCAGTGAAAGCTATTCATTGATCTCTTATTTTCAAGAAATCACGCAAGTATCAGATGATCTTGCAAGAAATCTACTGAAGTTAAATGAATCTATTATTGTAGTAAATGGCGCAAAAGAAGTTGATTCTTTTGGCGTAGCGACACAAGTAAATTATAAAAGCATAATGGAGGAAGGTGAAGCTTTTGTAGAAGAAAGACAGCGACATTATAATGAAATAAAAAATCAATCTGTTGACAATATTGATATATGCCGCATCCATGAATTGACAGACAGTGGATACAATATAAAGCAAGGTCTAAGAAAAGCAAAAAAAAGCGATAATTCGTTACCCAAAGAAGAGCAATTGCTATCATCTGGCAGTGAGTTCTATCAACGTTATATAGAAATCTTAAGAAAAATAGGCCAGTACGATACTTTAATCGTTAAAAAGTTAAGGGGAATAGATAAAGAAATTGATCAAGAAAGTAGTAATAAAATCTCTCAAATAGAATCTTTTACGGGTCAAAAAATATTACCGCAAAAAAAATCAGGCCAAAACATCGCTCAAGGGATAGCTGTTGGGATTGAAGATGGTAATGATTTACTAAAAGAAAGTGCAACTGCTGTATTTAATATTATAGATAAAACTATCAGAGACAAGTTTGATATCAATTCACCGTCGGGTTGGGGAAAAATCGTCGGAGAAAATATAATAAAAGGTATATTAGAAGGTCTTAGAACCAACGATCTAGAAATGACCTTAAAAAATTCTATAGGTGGAATTATTAATAGTGTAGATACAGGAATAGGAGGAGAAACACTTAACAACACAATAAGAGAATTATTGGGAATCTCCGCAGAAAAAATACTTAGCGAAAACAAAGAAAGCCTTGACGATTTAGCTAAACAGGTTTACGAGTATGTATTAAGTCAAGACATGGATGGCGTTAGATCCAACTTCTTAAGATTTTTTAGTGGATCTTTTATTAATAATTCCCAAATAATGCAGGGAGATGGTCGAGTCATAGGCAATAAGGGCGGAATGGGAGAAGTTGCCGCAAGTTCCGCCGCTGGAGCAACGGAGAATGTGCTAGGAACCGATTCGGGCTTACAGTCGGAGATAGACAATCTTTTGTCAAGAAACAAAGGAGTGCTAAAAAGCGTAAGCACTTTAATGGAAGTCGTCAGTTCTCTTTCTTCAATGGATTTAGGGAAAGAAGTTTCTCGTGATGTTATTGATGTTTTCAGAGACATACTGAGCGGAAAAACGATAAAAGACAGTTTAAGTAGTAGCGAAATACTTCAAGAAGTAGCCGACATTTTAAAGCAAGCACAGCCAACAAATGAAGATGGAGTTAGGGAAAATTTAAAAAAACATTTACTAAAATCCCTAGAAGGTGCCAATGCAATCAGCCAGTCCTCTTTAGGGGATGATCACTTTATTTCTGTTTGGCTAAAGGCTTTTAATGATACGTTTAACAGAACAGAAGAAACAGAGCGAGAGGATGGTCTGCCAAGCCTTGAAAATATATTATCAGAAGAACGTCCGGTTCATGTGAATCGATTTGATGCCTGGAAAGAAAAGGCTAAAGAATATTTAATGAAAGCATCCCGGTATGCAAAAGCAGCAGCAAAAACATATTTTGATCAAACAGAATATCAAGGGCACTTATTTAGTCTTTTCTTGGACGCAGCAGAAACTGTAAATAGCGAAATGCAAGGAATCTTTAATAGAGACGCATTTGCCAAAATGCCCGGTATTGAAGCTAAAATTCAACAACTGGAATCCGCCGTAGAAGAGCTAAAAAGACAAAAGGAAGTGTTGGAACAAGAGCAAAAAGAAATTGTTGACAAGATAAATGAATTGGATGCAGCAAGAGACCAAATAATTGATTTCACGGCAGAAAAAGTAAAAGAATTAACAGAGCAATTAAATAATTATGCTTCAGATCCAATGGGAAATGCGGCATCTCAACTGAAGTCACAAATAGAAGAAATTAATCAGGACGAATCGAATAAACTGCAAGAAATATTAGAAGAAAGGCAGCAGTTAATTGGGGGATTGAGTCAGGTTGAGCTAAATATTGCCAATATCTCAAGCGAAGAATCTCAACAAGAAAGCCGACTGAAAGATCAGTATAAAAGAAAAGAAAAGCAGGAAAATAGACAGGAAAATCCCTTTAACGCTGAAGCCTCTTATGAAGAAACCAGAAGAATAGAAAATGTATTTCAAGAACGGATACAACAATTTGACAATCTATTTCCTGGGGTAAAAGATTTCATGGTTCAAGGATTAGCTTTTCTTGGATCTATGGAAACTTTTCAGTCTATGCTTGGTCAGGCAGTTGATTTTGTTCAAGAAAGTTTAGAACAAGTGCTGGGTTTGCTGACAAACAGAGGCGTATTAAAAGGATTAACCTCTACAGGACAAGAATATCAAGACATTCAAACTTTTCTTGACAAGCAAATTAATACTTTTAGCTTAGATCGCGCAACAACTGAATCGGGATTTAAGGGATTTTACGCTTCTGCTCAAGGAACAAGCATGGAAGGAGATCCCACTAAAAAAATATTTGAAGGTATAACGCAAGCTTCTCGTGCATACAACTTGACCAGGGATCAACAAGAAGGGACTTTTTTAGCCTTAACTCAAATGATGTCACGAGGCACTATTTCAATGGAAGAATTAAGGGGGCAGTTGTCCGAAAGACTTCCAGGAGCAATGGCGATCGCAGCAAGAGCGATGCAAATGACTCAAGGCGAACTCGTTGAGTTAGTCTCTAGTGGACAACTTGCAGCAAATATCTTTTTGCCTAAATTTGCACAGCAATTAAAAAATGAAACGGCTAATGCGGCGAAATCAGCCACAGGATCGCTTGCGTCAATTAGACAGGAATACGAAAATATTGTATTTAACTTTAGAGTAAAAGTCGTTGAAACCATAGAACCAGGATTAAAAGTTTTAGGCCGAGGATTTATTTTCTTGATAAATACAGCAAAAAAACTTGCTCCTTTAGTTGCTTTTATGGCAGGTACTATATTTTTAGGATCACTGGAAGGAATAGCCGGATTCCTAAAAATTATCGCTGGACATATAGTAAGAATAGTTGGACTGGCGCCACTAATAGCTGCTGGTGCAGCAGGAATTGCAACACCATTTGTTGCTTTGTTGCCTCTTATGGCTCAAGTTTTTGAAATAAAGCAGTGGATAGGCTTATTCACGCTATATATTCCGATTATCACCACATTAATAGATGGTCTTAATACTAAAATTGAATTATTTGGTGTCACGCTGTATCAATCAGAATCAGATAAAGCATTAGAAAGAATAACTAATTCTGTTCAAGCGCTAAAACAAAGCTTAAACGAATCAACTGAATCAGCAAATAAATTAGCAAATTCTACAGCAAATATTAAGTCAGTCAGCCCAATTGACGACAAATTAAGATGGGACAATAAAAATTCCCAAGAAGAAATACTTAAAGGAGAAATGAGTGCCATCAAAGACTTTGCCTACATTGGTGGTGCATTTGCTTTTGACCTTGTTCGGAGCGACTATCATGCCTATGATCAGGAGATCCGCAGAGTTGCTCAAATCAAGAGAGGACAAGACGAAGCTTTATTTAGAGCAGGCAAAGCCGATGTTCCTACACAAAAAATACTTCGGTCTTCTCCAGAATTTATTGATGAATGGTATTACACCAGTCACGGAATAAATAATGTAGAAAAACCTAAATCAATGCGAATATACGATCGCATGACAAGTTTGACTACATTTGGTAAATTTAATGATTTTAATCAACTCAACAGAAAATTATATAAAGGATTTGATAAATTTTTAACAAATTTTTTGAAAACGTTAGGAGGCCTGCCTGCTAAAGTTGCCGCTAGAAATGCGGCAATGGAAACTGGTGCATCCATTGCCGGAAGTGCTGTGAACGGGATTGGAATAGCAAGAACGGGAAGCTTTAGCCGTGGAGCTAGTCGCCTTGTAGGAAATATCCCAGGCATCAACTTGTTAGGTCGCACAGCGGCTTCTGTCGCTAAAGCGTTTGCTCCGCTTGGCAATGCTGCCACTAAATTGTCTTCTAAGTTTCTTTTAGCTGGAGCATCTGTCGTTGGGCCGTTAGCCGATATAGCATTAATGGCAAAATCATTTGCTGTGGCTGCTCTTCCAACTTTAAGTGCTGTTCTAGTAGGCATGGTTCAATTTGCTGTGATCATAGGATTGGTTGCAGCCGCTGCACTTGCTTTCAACAAGACCGTAAGTTGGATGAAGGGTCAAGGAGGCAAAACTATTACCTGGACTCAAGTGCAAGAAGAATGGCGAATTAATGATAATGAAAAATTCAATAAACAATCAAACGTAACTGTTGACGAAATATTAAAAACGATTGGTCAGTATCAAGGCAATGTGGGAATTTTAGCTGAAGCTGAAAACAAAAATCGCCAAATTCAATCGTTAACAGTTGAATCCGGTCGTCTTTCTGATGCTGATCCGCGCAAAGAAATCGTCAAAGGAGAGATTGCTCGATTAAATAGCACCAAAGCATTGGTTGACGAAAGAATAAACAATCTCAGATCTGCCAACTTAGATGCAATAAAGCAATTAGAATCGCAGTTAGAAACCGAAAAAAATCCTCAACTTATTTCTAGTTTACAGACTCAGTTGAATCTAGTTAAAAAAGCTCAGACGATGCTAGAAGTAGCAGAAGCGGAAGCTTCCAATATGTCAGCAGTTAAAAGCTTTGCTGTGGCGTTGCGTAGTTTAAACAATCAGTTTGATTCAATCGCTGCAAGATTTGAAAATTATGCAACAAATCTTGATATTGATTTATCAGAAAAAGAAATTGCTGAATTTAGTAATCCTAATGCAAGATTTCTGTCTTCTCGTTTAGACGTAGACAGAAAAACTCAAGAGCAAGAAATAGCGCAGCAAAGATTGAGTGAGGAACAACAATCTGCAAACTTAGCAAAAGAACAAATTACTTCACAAGCTGAGTTTGGCAACATTGAGCGCATCTTAAGAGCAGAAATAGGGGATCTTGGAATTGACGCAAGTGGAGCTAAAACTTTTGATGAAATGATTCAGTCTCTTTCTTCCGATCAAATTTCTGCGCTTAGGGAAAAGTTCACAGATGAAGCTATTAAACAAAATTTAGAATTAGTTGCATCTTACAGGGAAAAGCAATCACAAATACTAAGCGGAGAACAAGAATTAGCTGCAAAAACTATTGAATTAAAACGAGCTAAAGAAGCAGCCGAAATTGAAATTATTGAAAACACTTATGATCAAGCAGCAAATAAACTTAAGCTGGCAGCTACAGATGAAGAAGTGTTGATTCAAAGACAGTTGTTGAATCAAGAAATTAATGAGCAAGAGTCTCAGTTAAGAATGAGGCAATTGGAAGAGGTTAACGCAGAAAAATCCATTAAACTGACAGAAAATAAAATCAAACAACTACAAGGATCTCACAAAAAAGGAATTATCTCCACTGATGTCTACGCTGAAAAAATGCAAGGATTAGAACAGCAATTAGCCGATGAGCAAAAGCAATTAATAGAATCCAAAGTCGCCACACAAGAGGCTGTGCAGCAAAAAGTATTAGATGAAATGGAAAAAGCATTGCAAATAGCGACTGCCTTGATGGAGCAAAGACAAAATCAACAAACTGCTATCATCAAAAAAGCACAGCTAGACAGAAAAATGACAGAATCTCAGGCTAATGAAGCATTGGCTAAATTAGCATCTGATCGAGCAAAGGCAGAAGTTACCATCAAAGAAAAACAGTTGATGGAACTAAGAAAGGCTCGCACAAAAGGTTATATTACGGAATCAGAGTTTGCCAGTCGGGAAAGAGATTTAGTTACCGAACTTAGTGCCGCAAAGACTCAAGCATTAGAGGAAGAATTGGCGTTAAGGGAAGCGATCAAAGAAAGAATCCTTGACGAATTAGAACGCGCTAATGCTATGGCAGATGCCGCCATCAACAAAAAATCGTCAACTGCCAAACAAAATATTATTCAAACTCAAATTACGGAATATCAAACAAAAGGAGATCGCGTTGATGCTCTTGCTAATCAGGATCAGCTAAAAGCGGACAGACAAGCGTTAGAGAAACAGCAAAAGCTTAAAGTTCAAGCTGTTGAAGCCAACAAGAAAATGCTCAATGATAATATCTTGAGCCAAGAGGAATATACGGATCGGCAAATTGCCGCAGAGCAAGAACTTGCCGATATCAAAATTCAGATACTGGAAAACACATTAGCCCAACAGAGAGAAGCTGCTAACTCAGCTACAGCGGAAATTGAACGTGCCGTTAGCGAGTCTCAGTCAAAAATTGATAAGTTGCAATCTCAGCGATCCGTCTCGATAAAAGAAGATCAGCTAAAAAAAGGATCATCTTCGCGTCGATTGGCCGCAACTACAGCGGAGATCGCTCAATCCGAATCAGAATTAATCGCAGTACAAGAAAGACTTAAGGCGACAGAAAAGCAAGTCAGAGAAATCCAAGATGCCTACAACGAAGGAACCATTTCCCAGCAGACTTACTTTGAACAAATGACTGCGGCTGAACAATCTCTGGCTGAGTTAAAAGTGCAAAATTTTGAACAGCAAATTAGTCTTCAGGAGCAAATTGCTAACGCTGCATTGGAAGAGCTAGATCGGGTGATCCAAAAATCTGAGCAAGCTTTAGATAAAATCAATACCGATAGTCAGATTGAAATTCGCCAAACTGAACTTGGGCAAGTTCAGTCTTTAGGCGAAGAAAAAGCAGGGCAAAATGCCGAGGTTTCTACAAATAAATTAGAAAAAGAACAAACACTGGAGCGGATTCGCCAAGCGCAGATGGAATTGGCTGAAATAAGTCGTTTGAGAAGAGAAGAAATTATAGATGCGGAAACAGCAAATGATCATATTGCGGAAACCGAAACTAAGCTATCTCAATTAAAGCTTGACTTAATTGAGAATGAGATGAATGCCAAACAACTGGCTGCTGATGCGGCGATCGCTGAATTAGAAAAGGTCATACAAAAATCTGAGCAAGCTTTAGATAAAATCAATACCGATAGTCAGATTGAAATTCGCCAAACTGAACTTGGGCAAATTCAGTCTTTAGGCAAAGAAAAAGCAGGGCAAAATGCCGAGGTTTCTACAAATAAATTAGAAAAAGAACAAACACTGGAGCGGATTCGCCAAGCGCAGATGGAATTGGCTGAAATAAGTCGTTTGAGAAGAGAAGGAATTATAGATGCGGAAACAGCAAATGATCATATTGCGGAAACCGAAACTAAGCTATCTCAATTAAAGCTTGACTTAATTGAGAATGAGATGAATGCCAGACAACTGGCTGCTGATGCGGCGATCACTGAATTAGAAAAGGTCATACAAAAATCAGAACAAGCTTTAGAAAAAATAAATATTGAAGGCCAAACAAAAATTCGCCAAACTGAACTTGGGCAAATTCAGTCTTTAGGCGAAGAAAAAGCAGGGCAAAATGCCGAGGTTTCTACAAATAAACTAGAAAAAGAACAAACGCTGGAGCGGATTCGCCAAGCGCAGATGGAATTGGCTGAAATTAAGCGTTTACAAGAACAGGGCATAGTAGACGCGGCAACGGCCAGTGAACGAATCACAGAAAGTGAAATTAAGCTATCTCAATTAAAGCTTGACTTAATTGAAAATGAGATGAATGCCAGACAACTGGCTGCTGATGCGGCGATCGCTGAATTAGAAAGAGTCCAGCAAGCCGCTAATTCAGCACTAGAAATTGCTGAAGCAAAACAACAACTAAGCATACAACAGGCTGCACTAAGTGGAATAGATTCTCAGTCGATCGAAGCATTAGAACGTCAAGCTAGAAGCGCTGAATTAGCGTTAGAGCAACAAATGCAGCAAGAGCGGTTGAATCTTGCCAAACAAAATCAGCGAGAGTTAAATAGACTAAAATCCACAGGATTGATTACCGAATTTGATTATCAGCAACGAAAAATAGAAGCAGAGAAAGAAATGCTGGAAATAGAAAAAGGATTGACTGAAACCCGGAAGCAGATCAAACAAGCAGAAACGGACGAAATCATCCGACAAATTGATCTGCAAATAGCGGCTGAACAGCAAAGAATGAATGAGTTGTCTGCCGCAGTAGATGCAGAAAAAGCACTAAAAGATCACAAGACTCAAATGCTTGATTTTGACAAAACCTTACTTGATGCACAGGCGGGACTGCAAAAAGCAAGGTTTGATGCAGAGATTAGTCAAATTCAGATTAATCTCAATGAAACCGAAGATCCAATAGCAAAGGCCAGCCTTCAAGAGCAATTGAATGCAGCAAAAATTGCTCAACTTAAAGAGGAGTATCAGATTCAGCTTCAGCAATTAGAAATTGAGACTCAGCGCAATCAGTTGGCGGCTGAACAAATGACAATGGAAGCTGAAATCAACAAAATGAAGGCAGAGTCGGCTGTCTTAGAAGCTGAAATGAATTTGTCCAAGGCCAAAACAACTAAAGATGCAGAGCAGATAGCATTGGCGCAATCTCAATTAAATATTGCACAAAAGCAAGTCGCGGCATCCGATCTGGGAATACAAGCCGCCAAGCGCAATATGGAGTTACAAGCAAAAACCTCAGAGATTGCCAAGCAAACACTGGACGTGCAACATCAAACAGCAATGGCAGAGGCAGAAGCGGCTGCAAGAGCGGATCAACGGGCTGCCGCATATCAAGGAATGGAGCAAAGTGCTAATAACGCTGCCGACGCGGTAAGTAGAGCCAGTAATGCAGAAGCTAACGCATCAGCCAGAAGCGGAAGGGAATATGCTCAATTAACAGATCGAACTGAGCGCGTTGATGGCATAGAAGCTGAATTTCAACAAAAATGCGAAGGTAGTGGCGCTTTATGGGGGCCGGGTGTAATCGAAAGAAATCGAGGCAAGGGAATAAGCGCAAACCCAATGTCTTTGCGAATCCCCTTACCCGGAGGTGGCACTATTGTTCCCTCATGGGAAGTTGATCCAAAGACAGTTGTAGACGGGGCAAGAGCAATGGGTGGTCCAGTTGATGTCAATAAAACTTACTTGGTTGGAGAAAAAGGACCAGAATTATTTATTCCTTCCGCCAGCGGGCAAATTATCCCAAATGGTAAGCCCGCACCCGTAAGTGCCAATGCGACCCCCGGCGTAGGCATGGTAAATAATTCAAATAAAGAATTGTCTATTCGCTTAGACGCTTTGGGCGATCGCATTATGCGATTAGCAAACTCTCCTCGCAATATCTCTGTTTCCACCGCGACACCGATCGCAGATACGTTAAGTTTGATTAACAAAGTCTCCGCAACTAAATATCCTGATGTATGACAAAAATCAATGGGGCAGTAGCGCAGCTAGGAAGCGTACCGGCACCTTCTTGGTGTTGTTGGCCAAGCAGTTCAAATCTGCAATCGGTTCAATGCCGGTGGTCGCGGGTTCAAATCCCGTCTGCTCCTCTTAAAGCGATCGCGTAATTGGGTAGCGCACCGATATCGCAAGAAAATCGGTAGTATAGGTTCAACTCCTGTTCGCTTTATTTTAAGCCAAAGTGATCAATAAATGCTTTTGCCAAGTATTTTATGTTTACGTTATCGCATAAATTGTCGTGATAGCCTAAAACTGGAATTAAACAAAAATTTTTGATTTTGGACTGCCAGTTTAGATAAGAAGTAAATTGAAAGACATTGTTGGCGTTACGAGGCAATAAAGCATTATCTTGAGCGTAGAAAAAAGTCACTTCCTGATCAAACTCAAAATATTTTGGTTCATAGCTTAAAGATGAATTGATGAAAAAGTCACTTGTTTTTGTTGATTCCTCTGCTTCTTCTTGTGTCATTCCTTCAAGCATTCTTCGCTGAATAGCTGCCGGTTTTTTTATTTTCAACCATAAATCTTTTGCAATATTTTTTTCTTCTTCAGTTTGTACAAAAAACATAGGCGGATCAAAAAGAGCAATTCCTGACACCTCAATTTGATTATTTAAATAAATTCTTGCGATTTCCAATGCAATCATACCACCTATGCAAATGCCCGACAAAAAATAAGGAGGTGATTGACTGGTTATTATCTTATCTGCGTAATCAGAAGCGATTGACTCAATTGATAAATTTTGCTGTTCAATTAATTCTTTTGTGGGCTTAATCCCTTTAAGAATATACTTGCTGTCAATAAAAGGCGAAATTCCTTGAGCTAAACTTAGCCGTCCGCCCGCATCATGTATAATATTTATATTCATTTTAATTTTTTCTTATATTTTAGATATTAACAGTGAAGTCTTCCATCGGACGGCTGTGGCAGCATCTCCAATTACACGAATTTCAAAATTATCTGTTCCTTGGTTTATATCAGCGATTGCCGACCATCCAGCGGAAATGTCTCCACGTACAACAATCTCCGATTCGTATCCCGGAGAAGTAACGATACGGATTTCCCCGTTGTCGTTAATGGCACTAACATTAAATTCAAAAAACATTATCTTTCCTGCGTTTGTGCCGCTGACTCCTTTTCCTGCGACGTGACCAGAAACAGTAATTGATTCATTTATGCTTAGTGGATAACTGCCAATAATTGTTGCTGCTGCATCTACGGTTTCCGTTGATAAAACGGCCACAGAAGCATCAGTAGAAAAATCAGATTTTGTAACATAAATTGCATTTGCTTGAGACTCTGTTAAAAACGCTGCATGATTGTAAGACGATTCGTGTGTATTTATAGCATTCTGTACCATTACTTGAGACGCAAAGGACGAATGATTATGCTGTGCATTGTGAGCAGTCATTAATCCTATAGCTGTTCCTGTACTGTCTGCTCCAATGTCTACTGCTGTAGGCATCTGTACTAACTTGTTGTTGGCATTTAGCGTAGCGATGCCACTCGCAACACCAATTGGCTGATAGCTCCATGATGTTCCATTAAAAGAAAGAGCGGACGGAACGGTGAATCCAGGCCACGCCAATGATTGAATTGCAGATAGCTGATTTCCCGAAGGCTGCGCTCCAATAATTCCTGGGGTTAATACAACTGTGCCAGTCAAGCCGTTTACCGATAAAATTGAGTTGTTGTCAGGAATTCTAATCCATTTAGTCCCGTCAGACATCATTTGATCGCCAGGATTAAAATTTGTCTCTCCGTCAATTGCCGACAAAGTTCCACCAATATTGCAAATAAAAAAATCTCCGTTAGATGTTAAAGTGCCGTTTCTCAATCCTCCTGTTATTAAAGTTGGAGTATTGGTGCTGGCATTCCATGAACCTAAATAATTTAAGCCTCCTGTAATTGGTGGCAAAAAATCCACGGGAATAATGCCATTTGAATCAAGACGGGCAAACCCTAATGGCAGATTAACTGGGTACGAAACAAAAGTATCTTCCGGGGTGATGCCGATTAAAGAATCATCTGCTACCGTCAAAGGAAAAGCACTCCTAAATGGAGTCAGGTCTAAACCAGTGATCGCTTCCCATGTTGCCATGCTTGAAGCTATTCCATCGTTAGTCTGCGCTTCAACAGGGATGTCTCCAGGATTATTTAATGCTGTTCTCAAAGATCGATAAAAATTAGCAAATTCCTGGGATAATTTACCCCAATAATCAATGGCGCTCATAATTAACCTCTTTTTACTGATACAAAATCAAAAAACTTTTAACAGCGTAGCTCGGAATCTCTTGTTCTGTTAATTCCATCCCTCCAGGAATCTCACCAAGTGTAATTGTTTCATCCTTAATGGAACATTCATTTTCTACTTTTGTTAATGTTTTTTTGTTAATGTCAAAATCAACTACTTGTGCGGTATTTTTTGGCGCAGTTAATAGCAAATCAGTTATTTTAGTGTCTACAGTTTTTGCTTTTGATTCCGGATCAAACTCCCAAATATCCGCGCTTACATCAACTTCTTGTACTATAGTATTCGCAAAATTAGTCAAAAGACGAGTGTTGATTTCTTGCTGAAAACAATCATCGACTTGCGAAATACTAATATTTTGATTTGGATCTATTGTCACTTGCTGTCTCCAGTCCGGGGGAGTATGCAAAACATTGTCAGTCACCTCCAGTTCTTCGCTTGAATCCCAAACAATATTGTTGTTTTTTAATTCAACTAAATTTAATTTATGAATATCTTTTTTTTGATAAAGTTGATTTACTGTGTCCAGATCGTAATGCACTGTAACCAAGTAGTGTTGACTTGTTGCTGTCACAAACACCCTATGGTCTCCGTCAACATAGCTCTTTGGTAAAGGAATATTGAATGTTCCGAAAAGGACTGTATATTCAGACATAAATATAAACTCCAGCAATTCTAGCTATATTATAGCTTTCTTGATCTGTAATGCCAAATCCAGGCTGTAAACTATTCAATCTTTCTATTCGATTAGTCTTTAGTACAAAAACATCTCCTGATTGGGACTTTATTCTGCGATATCTTACAACTGGAATAATAATATTTGCTTGCTCAATTAATTCATTTGATTTAATTATATGCTCTTTTAATGTAATGCCATTAACTAAACTACTAGGACTCACAGAATAAATATCAATAATCAAATCAGAGTTTGGCTCAACAAAAGGATTCAATGTTCCTTTTATTAATTTACTAGAATAATATCCATAAGTATGATTATAAGGCACGAATGTAATCTTTGAGTCATTCCTCTCAAAAATCTTTGGCAGAAAATCGTCTATAAAATCACGGTATAATAAAGATGTAGTCTGAAAAGTGCGATCAAAAACTATTTCATCGTTTTGAATCCCTGACGCATGGTAAAAACGATAGTCTACGTCTCCGAAATAAACAAATCCAGAGGCTATTTCTATTTTTTTTGATTTAATGCTTAAATCTGCTTTATTTAAATAAAATGTCGTTAAAACTTTCAAGCGATTCATGCTACGCATTTTGTGCCAAATCTTAAGCAATATCTCATCCGTTTCTATTCCTAAAACAAATTTATGATTGTTCGCTGGATTAGTATCATCGGCAGGTATAGCCAATCCAGAATTAAATTTTTTGCCCTCAAACAATAAACTGTATTCTCTCCAAAGATTTTTTCTCTCGCTAGGATAGTTTCCGCAGTAAGGTTCACCATTAATCCATCCGCTTTCGCCACCGCTTTCGCCGCCCGGAAAAAATCTATTTGTACTTGGTTTATCGTAAGTCGATTTAGACGTATAAGCCAAATAGCCAGTTACTCGATAAGGAAAAACTTCTGTGAAAGATTGACTTCCTACTGGGGCTAATTGAAAATCAGAGAAAAAATATCCGTGATCTAGACATTCAGTGGATGAACCTCCCTGAAAGTTTAGCAAGGGTCTTTTTTTAATGTCTTCCCTAACACTATCCTTTGATCCCCCACTAGAATAAATATAAAAACCTGTGTATTGCTCATAGTCAGTCACATTTTCTGGAATCAATCCTTGATCACAAGGATTGTGTATTAATTCAGACTGACTGTTATAAATAGTTTCATATGAAGGTTGATTACCAAAAGCGCGATAATTAGGAGAATTACTAGGAGCCACAACAGGATTTCCTGGTTTACCAGAATTATGGACTTCGCTAATAGGCCAAGCAATAGTCCCATTATACCAAATGGATGCTGGGTTAACGTGCTGAATAACACGAGAGCCATGAGCAATATAAACAGTGAATTCCCATCCAGGATGATTTTCTATAATGGAGTCCATTGCAGCAATACTGGAGTCAAATCCATCCGATCCACCTCCACCTCCTGATCTCAAGCCGCCGGAACAATGTTTTTTATCTTCCTTGCATTCTTCGTAGTCTTTGTAAACATCGTGATATTGTATTAATTCTGAAACAGGTATTCTGTCACAAGAATGTACCTCTGGGTTATAAATATAAACATATTCAGTTTGCAATTCTAAAAGCGCAATATAAGCCGTTTTCAATTCGGATTTTGCAACAAGCGCTATAATACTTATGTTGTTTGATTTTTTTTGAATTAATATTATTGACGTTGCTATTTTTTTGTTCGCTTGTATTAAAGCAATAGCGATTGGAGTTTTAGTGCTCTTTTGAATTAAAACTATGGAAACAGGAGTTTGAGTGATTTCATCTGCATTGTCATTAGCTGGTAAAGAAAAAGGGACTGGAGTAAACATTTTCCAGTCAATCAACGATTCAGCAGAATCAGTTGTTCTGTAATGTTCTGGAATCGTCCCCCTGGAAATTGCGCCATTAGACAAGTATTTGGCATAGCGAATTTGACCCGCTCCATAATTAATCCATTTTTTATTAGTTTCTGCATCATTGCCAATAAAAGATATTTTTGGTTGAGAGTCTGGAGTAGATTTATACTCCTCTTTTTGAAGATTTCTTTGCTCGTCTGATTGTTCCATGTTTTAAAATGGTGACAAGTCACCGACTCCAATTTGAATATTTATTGCTGAATTATTTGCCGATAAAACTGTAAAAAAAACTGAATCCCATGAATCAGACATTCCTGGATTTCGAGCCATTAAAGTTAAATACTTCAATGTGTTGGTTAATTTAAATGGCAACTGTCCATTATTTCCCGTCAATTCTCCTTGCCAAAATCTACCCAAAAAATCACTATTAGGTACTTGATTCCATAAATGCAGTTGAATGCCAGATCCGATAACTACGATACTGGGGTGAACTGAAATAGTTGCGATATAACTCTTGTTTTCTTCGTAAGTTAAGAATTCTATGTAATTGCCATCACAATTTCCACTTGATTTTGGGTTAACCGCATAAGTCAAGGTAGAAGTAGCAGGAGGAGTTAAATCAACTATCTGCCATATAAGTTGATTATTTGCATTTTTAGCATAGAACAGTCGATTGTTGGCACTAGAAACAGCTAATATTCCTTCTCCGTAAATTAAATCCGCATTAGAAGGATTTGCAGTAGAATGAATTTTTACTACCGACTCAACCGAGTTTGCGTGTTCCATTACGTTACCAACCGAGTCCAGATTTTGTTATTGTTCACTACATCTATATAATACAAATAGTTAACATCCTTAGCAACTCCCAGTTGTCCTTGCTGATAATTGCCAACAACTGAATCTAGTGCAGCTTTGTTTGCCGCCACTAAAACTCTAGTGGTAAATAAATCTTTATGAGCGGCCATATTACCCCCTCGCTTTCCCCTCTAATGTACCCATGCTTCCGCTTGATGAAATAGTGGCAGCTATCCAACTATTCCTGGGCAATGCGCCACTGGTAATACTAATCCCTCTGACAACACCCCCGGCAAGTCCAGTGGACAAAAACTGTCCTGTTTGTGGATCAACTCCAGCAAACAAAGTATTTTGCACTCTATTTGCCATTGACCATTGATTCTGCTGGCGATCGCTTTTGTACTGAGATCGCTGTTGTTGTCGCTGAGATGCCGATAAAATTTCGCGAATATTCATATTACGTCACCAGTCCAAATATAAATTTAATTTTTCGCTGTTCATTCGCTTGAACAACTTGTTCTCCAGGAAATTCGACATAGCTATCCAGTTCCCCGGTAGTGCTACCCCTAGTCGCAGATCCTCCTCTTATAAGAATAGCTTTATTAAATAAAATTGACGTGGAACCTTCATTAATCCAAGTTGTTTCCACGGTAGGATAAACTGCCACTCCATTGGCGTTAATAGTTGGCTCTACACCGGGAACTGTGACTGTTTGCCTAGCAGTGTAACTTGCTTCCTTGGCTACCCACTGAGCAAGGCTAGACGTATCAGAATCTAAATCTTTTCTGTTGACTGTAAAATTACCACCGTTGGTAGTTAAATCAATGGGAGATCCCCCACTGGTTGCGGCAACCTTAAAATTAGCTGCGGTAATCTGAACAGCATAATAAGTCGCAGTAGAAAGCAATGGGACAGGTAAATCGCCAAAAGAATCGGAAAATTCAATTGGAGTATTTTCAATGAACCCGTGGGGTTGAGTCGTGGCGACCTGATCTAGTGTTGCGCTTGCAAGCGCACTAAAAGATGCAACCGTATCGTTAATCAGAGCGATCGCAAACGTCGTTCCTTGAGGATAAATTAGCTTTAAATTGGCTATTTGGCGACTTTTGGTGAGAGGCATTTTGCTAATTCCGTCGGTATAAATTCTCGATTGGCTAAAAAGTAAATCCAAGCCATGATTTTTTTAAATTTCCACTTTTTCTGCAAATTGCGACTTCCAAGCTGTTCAAAAAAATCATATTGAAGTTGCTCATCTTTTGCGATCTTTAAAAATATTGGCTCTTGAGTATAAAAATAAAGATTTTGATATAAATAATTTAGCGATCGCTCTAACTCTCCGTACATGGCAAGCAAATCTTTATCGCTCAATGCAACGCAATCAGTCCCAACAAATCGCTGCACTGGCTCAATAGTAGCAGTCCCTCCTCTGATGTAGTAAATATTTTGCTTATTATTTTGTCCTTCCGAAAAAATGCACAGCCGCTTTTCTTCTGGTGCGAAAATTTTAACACTATCTCCCGTCATTTGTGAATATACTCTCTTTAGTATCAGAGAGTGGCGAAACTCTATCTGTGATTCACTTAATAGTAATTTCATTCCCCGAATTTGAGATGCTTCTGCCAAAAAACACCCCAACCTATACTCAATGATCATCAAAAACTTAACAATCTGAGCAATACCAATCTTTGCCAATGCCCGACCAAGAATTAGCCTAATTAGCCAGTATTCGAGACTAAGGGGATGTAACGACTTTGCCATTTTCCGTAACTACTTCTCCATATTTGTTAACCAGTATAGCATTAAATCTGATATCGCCAGTTGTTGTAACAACAAATCCATTTTCCGTAACAATTTGTCCGTAGCGATCAATTACAATTACGTCAAATTCATCGGTGACAGATTGGGTCACTACAGATCCCCCTTCTGTTAAGACTCTACCATACATATCGACTACTATTAATCCAAAATCTAACGCTGTCACCTGAACTGTTTCTACTTCTGCCTGGATTACAACTTTTGGCAACTGCTGAACTATTAAATCAGCAAAAATCAAACTTGACTCAGAAGCTAGAACAATTACTTCTGCTTGAATTTCGTAAACCAATGGCAGCTTAATATAGGGATCTACCACTGGCTTGGCTGTTACGATAATATCAAAATTGACAATATGTTGGACTCCCTGAGAAAGAATTGTTGCTGTAACAGGAAATGTTCCAGAAGATAGTGGTCGCCCTTGTAAAAATTCTTGACTTAAGGCTATGCCAGAGGGCAATCCCGTGGCTGATTGAATGCCTTGTAAATATAATGTAATATAATACCCTTCATCCACTATAAAATCCTGGATTGTTGGCGGGGGTGGCGGCGGGGGTGAAGCGGCGGCAATCGAATAAGTGGCAGAAGTAATTCCCGTGGGGGTAGGTTGCTGGACAGTAAAAGTGTAAGTGGTGCCAGGGGAGACTTGTCCTGATAAAGTTTGCGTAATCGGATCAAACATAACGTTGGGTGGCAATCCTGACACTACGGCAGAGGCAGTGAATGACGGAACGGCATTCACTGCCTCTACGGTTGAATAAGTGATAGTCCCATTGCTGTTTTGTGTCGCGACAACAAAAGAAGTTGATGAACCAGCATCACCAGAAATTGTGCTGGTAACAGGATCAAAAAATACATTTTGTGGTGCGCCAACTAAATAAGACGTTGGCTGATATGTACCCGTATTTTCCGTGGCAACAAGGGCAAAATCGTAGTCTTGCCCGTTAATGCTGGCTGTAATCGTATGAGTGCCAGTAGTGATCGGACTGCCTTCAAACCTGCCGGTTGAAGGATTGTAAGTAATTCCTTCTGGCAATCCTGTTACGGTCGAGCCAGCAGGAATTTGATTTAAGTTGTTATTGTTGGTTCCCGATAAAGTGTAACTCGTTCCAATTGACTGATAAGTAGTTCTTGGGTTTACAGCGGGAGTAGAAAATATGTCAATCGGATAAAAAATATTTTTAAGTTGAATACTTCCACTATAAATTCCAGGCGTTGCAGGATAACCAGAAATTACACCATTAGAAAAATTCATACCGGCAGGCAATCCAGTCACGATCGCCTCTCCAGGGAGAGGAAATGGCGGTATGCTCCCCGCGTAAGTCAAGGAATACCCGCCGGGATTGTTTCGGATGATCTGAAAATTTCCGCACTTGGCGGCTGGATATTGAATCTGTCTAAATACCGGGTCTTTGATTTCCCTGTCATTTTTGCCCACATAATTGCCAGTCCAGGCAAATTCAGCTTCGTTCACGGAAGAACGAACACAAGAAACCACTAAACCGTCACAGATGTAATGGCCATCCTTGATATTTACGGAAACAAAAGGCTCCCATTCTTCTAAAAACCAAGGATAATAAATGGGATGGCTAACGCTTCGAGCATAGCGGCGGTGCCACTGAATTTTGCCAATTAATTGCGCCATTAACTGAGCATTTTTTTGACTGGTCAACCAGTCTACATTCTGTTCTTGAGTTTTTTCGGTGCAACTATCGTAGGGCAACTCAAAAACATCCTCACCACAAAATGTTACTGTTCCAGTAGGAGTTTCCGCCTCGCGGTATGTTGGTGCGGGGGGCCTGGAATCTTCTTGCGTGGTGATTTCAATTAGTGCTAAGTCACCGGGTCTGACAGTGACAATGGGTTCCTTGGGTTTCTCTTCTACAGGAACTTCTCCTATCGTAAATGTACTGCCTTCGGGGTCTTCGTTGGGGACGACCCCATATTCCCACTCTGGTTTCTCCGAAACATTAAAAGAAGATTCTTTTCGGATTATATCTCTACGCTTGACTGTTCGCCTGTACTTCCAGCGATCGCATTCAGCCAATTTTTTCCTTGACGCACCGGCAGCACGGGTTCCGCCACCTGGCGTTTTTTTGCTCCATGTTTCGTTGATTTCTTCTCTAATCATAAGAGGTGTAATTTGTCTTACCCCCTGAGTCGAAGTGCCTTGGGCAAAAAGAAATTGAGAATATTTTGTTAAAATCTTTTGCTTAATTACATTGTCATCATTTTCAATTTTTAATTTTTTTTCTCGACACTTGCTACCAGTATCGTTTTCTGAACTTTTCTTGCCATTTAATAACGAGAAATCAAAAGCCGCTCTAATCCCCCTGCTTTTAAAAATAAATTCTTCGATTTCCTGTTCAGATCCTTTAAGAGAGAAGTCGTCGGGAAAATTTGAAGGGAACATTGAACAGAGTGCTTTTTTTCTGGTAATTGTTCTTTTGTATAAACGATTTTCTCGATCGTAATACCATGTTTCTGTTTCGTTAGATTCGGTAATTAATCGTGTGCTACCTTGATATTTTTTATTGTCGGGCATTATGTCTCCGAGGGCTCGCTGGACTACTCTGGTGACAACATCCTTATCTATCTTCCTGTCAACCGGACTAATCGTTTCTCTTCTAATCACAACATTACTTTCGCCGATGTAGCCCCAGGTTTCAATTGTCTCACCACCATCGCGATCTCCGCAGTCTGCAACTTCGTCTTTTGTCCCGGTGACAATAATTCGTTCGTAGGGCCGCTCTGGACTGCCTTCTCTTTCATATTTGGCTACGCGACTTCTAGACAGTGAGGCGATCGCGCTAGTGGGATTAAGCGGATATTTGGCCAATCGGATTTTCCCGTCGCGATCGCACCATAACCAATGGCCGTGAGCGCCTGCTACCGCTTGGGCAAATTTAATGTAGGACCCATTCACCTTGACCAAGGGTACAGCGTAACTTCCCTCCGGTGTATAGCTTGACTCAAAAGCAATATCCGCCTTTGTTAGGTACTCCGCCCCTGACTCTGGGTTTTTTCCTGCTTGAATCAAAGCAAGCTTCACTACTTCCCACCAGTCATTGTCTTTTCCGACTTTCACCCCCTCTATTTCGTCAGCGGGCGATCGCCAGTCTAGCAAGCCCAGCTTATCTGTCACCTCCGCCGTACCGCGCCCGGTATCTTCGTCATAAAAATAAGAGTCAATTTCTAAAGTTAAAAATTTAATATTACCAAAATAAACTTCTAGCGGCTGCTGGCATCTTTCCCACCGCGAAGGATTTTCTAGCTCACTTAAACTTTCTTTAAATGGCTCCCCTTCTTTTTGAGCAACATTAAGCGTCCCTTTCCAGATCAAAGGAGTTGTGATTTCAGCAATGGGATGACGCACTGAAAAATCAACAACAATTTCGGTGATATCTAAATCACCGAGCATCCAGCGACTATTCTGTGGAAGAACAAAATTAAGGCTCATGTCTTAACGTTTACGGCACCAATGAATTTTTATTATAACAAAATATTTAATTGATTGTCAATTTTTTCAAGAAGTATTACAATTATTGAAAATGCCTCTTGATGTGTTCCATATTCGACAATCGTGCTATGAACGCGAAAATAACAGAAATTAGCGAAATTCTTAATGACGATGGCGAACAATTTATCTTTTGTAAAGGACATCTTGACAAAGATGTTTTTTTAAAATTAGCTAAAGAATTTTTAAAAGACAATTACGGAGATAATGTAGAAATTGAATTAGATGAACCAACTTATTCATCCGCCCGGTGGACTTATGATTTCCCAAATAAGCGTAAATGGCTATATTTAAGTGGGCAATCAGGCAAAGGCGCTTTTAAGGTAACTGCGGCTCAATTCAATATAGAGTAAAGCTAACTAATTAGTTCCAAAGAGACTGATTTCAAGCTGATTTTAAGCTAATTTTGGCGTCACTAGACAGCATTGTTGCAGCAATCTTTGTAACTAAAACGTAGCTAGTAAATATCACATAAAGACATAACAAAGTGACAAAGCGTCATTACAGATACCTGTATTTGGAGCTTTGTCACTTTGACCGGGTTAGGTGTTGGCGTCAGAGTGATGCCAACGGGCTATGTATCACAAAAAAGGTTTGAAATTAGGCTTCTCTATCCATTTAGTCCAGTCATCCATATAATCCGCTGGGATGCGATCGATAGGAATGTAACAGGTGGATTCTGTTGTACCGGGGGGGGGTATGTCGGCCCAGGCATAGAATTGACCGTCCGCTAGACACAGCCAAGCGGTTGATCCCCATTCATCTTTGTACTCACGGCGATAACGGCGGCTTGAACGGTAATCCAAGATAGGGTGCTGTCGCCACGTTAGAAACTGAATTTTGTAGGCATCCCATAGGGGTTTACGGTGGGTTTTATTTTTTGGGTCATACAGACTGGGTAAAATTTTTGGGCATTTTCTGCGAATTTCAGCGACCGTATCAAAGCGGTAGTAAGCAGTGCTTAAATACTCGCAAATATCGCGCCAACCTCTCATCTCACAATAAGAAATCATTCCTCATCCTTTAAATACTTGCGTAAATTTTCTGTCAAACCGTCTAGCTGTTGAAGCCGTCTGTAAATTGGCCAGAGGTAACTTTCAACGGGGTACGATGATTCGTTACGATAACGCTCAAGTTCTGACATATCATACATAGCAGCCTCTATGGTTTTGGCGTAAGTTTTTAAGAAATGTTGCCCAAGTTCTTGTAATTTTTGTTCACTCATTTTTTTACTCTATTAATGGGGGCAATAAAGCCCCCGTAACTGCTTAAAACAACCCGTCTAAATCATCTATAGCGCTGTTTTTTTGCTGATTGTTGGTCAGTTGGTTTTTGACCCTGTAGATTCACAAAAAGCAGCGAGTTAACCGCTCCTGAAAAACTCCTCAGCCCTAGGGATTTCTGGTAGCTTTCGACCATCTCAGCCACATCATCTCTGATGTATGCTCGCTTAACTGCTTTCATTAGGCAACCTCACTCTTAACTGATGATTTTTGGGCGATAATGGCTAATCCCTTAATGTGGGAATTTTGCGGGTCATTGGCTACGATAAAGCCTTTAGATTGTGCGAATTTTCGCAGGATGTTGGCACCGCCCCCACAGAGAATGATATTGTCGATTTCATCCGCCATTGGTGCCAGATTTTGTAAGGCTGGCTTGATAGCTTTTTCCGCCCATAAACGTAACCGCTTTTGATAAATCTCACTGATGTTAACCCCGGTAGATCCATACTGGAAATCTCCCATAATCGCCCGTTGCAATAGGTGAATTTTTGCCTCACCGCCAATAGCTTTTTTAAGGGATGGATCGGAGGCGATCGCACCCAGTAAGTCAGCGATACCCGCATCCGACACAGACCGTAACTGGGGGATTAGGCTACCGTTGGGGGAAAACCCGGTGCTGATGACCGTGCCATGCCCGATGTCCAGAATGGCGTTAGTTGACCCGCGTTCGATCGCACCATCAGTCAGACAGCTAACGAGACATCCGCTTGACTCTGGTTTCAGGGTGACGCGCTGAATCACAAGGGTCATGCGATCGCCGTTACGACTGATGACATGGCGGCCCTGGATAGCGGTACGGAATTGATCGCCCAATATGCCCGTATCTGGAAGTGATGCCAGAATCTCAGGGATAGTGATGGTTTCACCCTGATATGTGGGGCGAATGGCATTGCACATCAAAATCAGTCCCCAAGTCACTTTGCCCCGGTTTTGCCCCTCTGACACGATCGCTTGGAAACCAGCCGGGGAACTGATAGCCGCCGCTGTTCCCACTGCAAAAGTCCGACCAATCAGGTCAGAGCGATCGCCGTCATGGTAAGTGATGATTGCCCCGTTGTTGCCCCGGTCATCGCAGGCTTCACTAGGATCCGCTAATTCGGCGATATGTGATGGGAAAGTGCTTACCTGAAAGGGATTTAGGGCGATTTTAGAGAATCCGTTGCCGATATCAATGCTGAGAGTGTTCATAAGTCTGAATTGTCCTAATGTAGGTTTGTCTGGGTTTTTTGGTCTACTTTGGTCTATGGGGTTGATGTCGCCTCACAATTAGCTATATCCCTTGTGTGTTAAGGTTTTTTCCCTGATTTTGGCAGGGCGCCGATACAGGGCTAAATATGCCTAAGCTAGGCAGATAAAGCCCTATATAGGCTATGTGAGGCGATACCGGGTTAACGTGAGTCTTTTACCCCGTCTTGATAGGCGTCAAACTCGATTTTTAAGTGTTCCAATTCCCTTTGGGATTGCACCGATTGAGTGATGCCAAACGTGGCAAGGGACGCAAGGGCGATCGCGCAAATTACTCCGATTAGTCCGTCGTTCATTTTTTCACCCCATACATTTCTTGAAAAGTGTCGTTACAGGTTGCTTCAAAGACCATCGCTGCATGAATGGCTTCTTTAGCAAAATCCTCATAGCAATCAGGCTTTAGGGGTAGCTTGTGATTTAGAGAATGTGCGTAATAAGCCTTGATTAAGGCTGCATAAATGGCAAAAGCTTTATCGCTGTCAAAAGTATGCATTTTTTGCTCCTAAAATAACGATAATTGGATGGGTTTAGAGCGTTCTGTCATTTCCTTAAAAGATTTCTTTATGCTGTCTATCAGGGCATCGTAGTCGCATCCGCCGACGGGTTCAAAAACGACACACAACCCGCCCTTAAAGAGGCATAGACTTGCACCATCAGTCGTTACGTCCCATCCGCAAACGGTAGTTATGATTTCCTCAGAGTCCGGTGAATCAAGGGATTCTAGGTTAGGCTCAAAACCTAACTCAATCAGCTTTCTGGTTTCTTGGTTGTAAGGAAGTGGCATGATGGCACTATAGTAATAATCCAAAACTTTAATGATTTGAGCCTTAGTTAACCGTGACCAATCGCGCTTGTCAAAACCGAGTGACCGGAAAAACCGCCGCGTGATTTTGAAGGCAGTTCGACTAAGGTGAGAGATTTTGGCCTTAAGTTGCCGGATGGTTAGCGTTGAGTAAAGTCGTTTCATAGGTTCCTCACTGATAAATGAAGTACCCCCATAGCCCGAAAGCTATGGGGCGTAGGGGTTTTACGCTAGTTCTTTGGCTGCGATTGCAGCCACCGTGCTGATAACTTGTTGGTCAGATTCAGACCGTGAGAATTCGGTGAAAGATTGCTTTAAGGTCAGAATTAGCGCCGCCGTTTCCGCGTCCCGTGGGGTGCGCTTCAAACTTGGTAAAGAAGTGCTTACGGGCTTCAAAAACGAGAGCCTGAGAGCGGTCTAACCGATAGGTGATGCTGTCATGGGTAAAGGTTCTCATTATTTCCACCCCCGCATCAATTCATCTGCCAGTTGTTGTTCGTCAGTCGGATCAATGTCGTCACCGGCGATGATGTCGTAAGCTTCTTGTAGAGCCACGTCCGCGTCATCGTCATCCGCGTCGTCGTCATCTAGAGATTCTTGAATTAAACCCAAAATTTCGTAAACCGTATCGCTTGCGCCTACCAATTCACGAATTGTATTTTGGTCATGGCGCGATAACAGGTCTAGCGCTACCCGCAAGTAGTGGTCAGCATCCGAAAGCGCCTCTAAGAAGTCCGGGGCATCATCCTTTAATCGGCGGATGATGCAATCGACATCAAACTGTGTTATATTCATAGGTAATGAACCTTCTAGGTACAGGTATGCCCGTGTCAGCGAAACCGTCGAAAGTTTTTGCGCTGATGCGGGTTTTAACGTTTTTGGGGTTTATGGGGTTGCATCAACGTGACCATAAGGGTCAGTCTCAACCATTCTTGGTGAGGCTTGTTTTTGCTTGCCATGCTTTGTATTATAGCACGGCATTGACTTGATGCAACCTATTTTGAAGAATAAATAAAATGACTTGATTTGGATAAAACTTAATGCAATCTATCATAAGATAGAGTACAATAGACATGATAAACTGATACTGAGGTTACGCTATGGCACAAATTATAAGTATGGGTAAGGTACGGTGGCGTTTAAATGAGATCATGGCTAGATACTTTATCAGGGTTGATTACTTGGCGGAAAAGGTAGGCATTTCCGCTCAGTCACTATCAAATATGAAAAATCGTGACGATATGCCACGGATCGACGGTGACAGACTTGGGGCGCTATGCAGACACTTAACCCTGATGGCAAGGGAGCGTGATCCGTCGGTTCTGATAACCCCTAATGATTTGATCGAATACATCCCAGACCGTGACGCGGCATGACCCCACTTTTCGCAAAGTGGAGTTAACGCTAGAATAATAAATCTTCAATAAAAATATAAAGGGCGAGGATTTTTCCTCACCCTTTTTTTACTCCTCAATCTCAACACCACCGTAAGCTAAAAACTTTAGACGATTTACCTCAAACTTAAAATGGCGGTGTTATTGGCGTTAACAAGCCTATCTATTTAAAACAAACTGAGTTGCTGTTGATCATTTGAAACATAGGTTGCGCTAAATAATTGCTTCCTGATCAACAGCAACTCAGTTTTCTTTGACCTGGTTTGCTTTTTGTCTTTTTTCCTAATTCCTGTTGATATGGTCGAATACTTAACGTGGTACTCCCAAGAACTTTCATTATATAAACTTCGCACAAAAGGATGATCATAGTAACTTACTACTGGTTGCCCCTTGCATTCGTGAAGCAACTCCGCCAGCCTTATATGATCTTTTTCACCAAAAGTATGGCTGTAATATTGCTCTTTCTCGACATACGGCGGGTCACAATAAAATAAAGTATGTGGCGTGTCCCATCGCGTAATACAGCGCTCAAAACAGTCATTTTCAATGTAAGCTGACTTAAAATATTTTAATGCAACTTGCAATCTTTTTGGTATGCCGCTCCAATCGGTAATTGAATTTTGAGAGCCCCATTCTTTTGCCGTCTGAAATCCCCAAGTTTCATTTTGTTTAGCAAAAGATTGCCAGTTCTTGACTAAATATTTTCTGGCTTTTTCTATCGGATCTTCGCAATTAGGCGAATTTTTAGCGTTGTTAAATTCTATCCTAGAATAAGGCGTTAGAGCAATTGCAGCTTGCAATTGCTCTGGAAAATCCCGGCAAACTTTAAATAGGTTAATGATTTCATCATCAATATCGTTTAATATAGCCCTAGGAGAGTTTTCTTGCTTTTTGATTTCGCCAAAAACTCCTTCTTGGATTAATTTAAAATAGACAGCAGCCGACCCGCAAAATGGTTCGCAATACATACTCCAATTAAACTTTTTCAAATGACTGCATATCCAAGAAGACATTTGAACCTTTCCACCTGGTCTGCCGATAATTGGGCGTGGAACTTCGGATAAGTAACTCATGACTGTTGTGTAATTGCTGTGTGACAAGGAATTTCCATTGATCTCTAATGACTTAGATGCAGCATTAGAGTAAAATATTTATCTTGAACAAGGCAATCAAGTAACGTCAAATCATAAACAATAAAAGCCTGAAAATAATTTAGGCTTTTATTGTAAGGGGATAGATTCATCAATCAATTCCCATTGCACATCTCGATTAATTAAATTAGTGCTGGACGGCAATTTGATCGTATAGAGTCGGTCGGAATCTAAATCGTAGACTTTAGAGAACTGAGCCTTTTTGTCGTCAATAAATACCAATGGGGCATTCAGCCAATTTTCTTCAGTGATCGCAGGACAAAGTACATAAATCCAAGCATTTGCCAAAACGCGGGGTTTGTGTACCGAGAATCCGCGATCTCGATAACCTAGCTGATCTACCGGCAGGTAACTAGCCGCCCAATCTGGAAACAAATTATCCTCGATCAAGGAAATAATCGTCTGACAGACAGCAAAACTGTAGTGTTCGTCTTTAGGCCAAAAATGGCAAAATTCCTTTGTAGTTGAATATGGAGGTTTGGTTTTCTGGGAATTTACATAGACCGCAGTAAGTTGGGCGATCGCGATTTCCTGAAGATGCAATTTTTGAGATTGAATTCTTTCGCCACTTGCCAGTGCATCCAGGATCAGCCATACGGGTTGACTTGAAAAATTTTCTTCATTAAATCGCGAATCATGCGGCCATAAGTCCCTTAATCGCCAGAAGATTTCGTTCCAATCTGTTTTTTGCTGGGCTTTCCCTCTTCAGCGGCTTTTCGAGTTTCCTCCTCAGAAGGAATTTGTTTTTCAGATTCAGTCGAGTCCTCTTCTAAGTTTTCTTCCTTACGGAAAAACTTGTAAAATTCATTGATCAATTCAACCGGCAATTCCCCAACTTCTTCTTCAGTGATAATTTCATAATCTTCAAGGATCTTTGATTCTAACCCTTTAAGGAATTTAGTAATCTCGCTTGCTGGCACCATTCCGTTAGATTTGGCCATCCATTCTTTAATCTGAGGATGCAATACCAACATGATCTGACTAACAACTGACTTGATAGCTGAAGTCGAAACGGCTAAGTTTTCAGAATGCTGTGTCTTGTTGAGTAATCGACACTGCAAAATCGCTTGAGTTGCAACAACGGAAGATCGTGCTTCGTTGTTATTAAACAATGACCAAATCTGTTTTAGGTCTGCTAAATATTTTTGACGAATATCCTCAAGCCCTTCAAATCCAGGATTTGTGACGAGCGCGTAGGCGTCTTTGTAAGAGATGCCTTCGTCGTCTGTAATTTTAATAATTAATTTGCTCAAACTAGAATGAACGTCTGGCAGAATAGATCGCAATTCATCCATCATTGCTTTTTCTGCTTGCAGTAACCCAGTCTTGGGGACAGCAATAATCCCAATATTTTCATTGCCAATTTCAACTTCAGTGGTTTTTGGCAATACCTTAAAAACAGACTTAAGACGAGACATATTAACTCCTAAACGAATAAGGGATATTCAACAATATCCCTTTTAAAATTACGCAGCCGGGGTGTAGCTTACTGGTCCAGTAAAGCTAAATTCAATGTTTCCTGAAATCAGTCCTTTTGGAGTTGCTTCGATCGGCATGGATGTAATGACGGCAAAGCCCTCGTAGGTATCGCCAGCGGTAAATACATCTCCGCAGCCTGGTTTGGGAAAAACGATTTTTAAATACACTTTTCCGCTGCCACCATCCGCAAAAGCGTATCGAGTGTAATGGCAGGTTTGCCAGCCTGGATCTGTGGGCAAATAGTTGCCATTAGCGGATAAGTTATAACCTAATGCTGTAAACTCAAAAGCCTTCCAGCCATCATTGTCAAAGTCTTCCGATTCAACGTTTTCATCTTGAGTGGAAAGGTTGGCTGAATTTCTGCCGCCTAATCGACAAGGGTATTCGGCATCAGATCCAGAAGGAATTAAAAATTTAACAGGAGCAACAGTAAGAGCCGTTGAACCGGGTGCAATATCTGAAGTTACTTTTACTGTACTTGCTTTTCCAGTTACACTATCAACAAACTTTATCCAGATCGGGGCAAGAATCGTTTTAGTGTTAGTGGATGCAGTGATTGCGATCGACGTAGCATTAACCGCGATATCAGCAGTCGCGTTAAAGGAAACTTCTTCTGGGGCGACATAACTACAATCGTGTGCAGGAGCGCAGTAAATTCGCGTGCCACGACCTACTTCGTAATCGATAATCTCTTTAGCCATTTTTGTATTTTCTCCGAGTTAAAAAATTAATTCAAGGTATAGTCTTCTTCGATCAAAAACTGTCCTTTGATCGTGTAAACTAATGGCGGCGTTGTAGTTGTTTTGAATTCAATATCAAAAACAAAGTGCTGACCAGGTTCAAAGCCCGATGTATCAGCAGATTCAATAAAAGCTTTAACAGAACTAACCGCCGGGTTAATTTGAGCTAAAGTAATTCCGCCTGCCGCACCAGAAGTTTTTGTAATCACTGCTGGGCCGACAGACCCATCTGGCATAATCATTCTGCCTGTCAAAGAAGCGCTTAATCCTGTCAAGCTATCCCCTGTAATTTTTCCAACGAGAATGATCGTGTCGCTCCTAGGAAAAACTGGTGCATAGTTAAAATTAACTGGTTTGCCATTACGTTCGTAGAACAAAGACGCATCAATACTTTTTGGCACTTTTGAACCCCTCAATGAACACTAAACAGCAACATCAGGCACTAGAGCAAAAACACCTTGTTCAAGAGTGGTGATGTCAGACCCAATCGTTCGCTCTAGGTCATAAATTAATTGAATTTTTTCTTGGAAGTGGCTGGTATCGCTAGACAATAATTTCATTTCAGCCAATAAAACGTTGCCCGATCCATTAATACTGATCGTAAAATCAAGACTTGATTTAATAACTTGAGGACTACCATTCGGGTGATCTGCAAATAGCCTAGCGACAAAACGCAGTGTTGCACCAGTTTGTTCTGGCTCTACAACTTTAATTCGTACAGTTTCTTGATCGCCTCGAAATATAGTTGATCCATTCAAAGGCTGCATTGCCTTTGCCAAGATTACGCTTACCAGTCTGGGTGATTTCATAATCCTCTAAAAATTAAAGTTCCTTCTTCCAGAAAATATTTTTTAGTTGTGCTATTTTTTAACTCCAATAAAAATTTAGTCTCATAATTTTTGTAGTTCCGAACGAAATCGGTGTCCTGTGGCAGCAAAATCACATATCCGGTGATTGTTTCATTGCCATCAAGATCAACGCTATAATCGTCAATTGCTACCCCGCCCGGATCCAACTTAATTTGCTTAGAGAGCAATAATTCTCCTGCCAGATTCTTTAAAGTAAAAGCAATATCTAGCCCAACCATTTTGCGGCCAAACAAATTAAATCCAAAAGAGTACGATCCGTTTTTTAACAAGGTCATATCCTTGATAGAGTGACCATCGAAAAATAACTGACCAACAGGATGCCTAACAGCAGGAATTGTCGTTAGTTTCCGGCAAGTAGCTTGAGATTTGGGATAAATTAACAAAATGCCATGCCGCACTCTTAGATATTGAGGAGCGCCAAAGCAAATATCTGATAAACCAAAAGAAATAAATCCGGCGCGATCTCTACCCGTTAAGGTGGGCGCAATTTGTGATATAGCCCCAGACAAAACTTCTGCTCCACGAATTCTTGCCAGAAAATTAACAGGAATATCGAGAGACTGAGACTGCACCAAAATTTCAGAAAAACCATATAAAATAGGCATAATTAATCAAGAGAGACTTTGATGTCGCCAGCCAAAAACTTAAGCTGATCATTTGTAAGTAAAGCCTTTGCAGGATTGAGCATCCCATAAGCTAAATGCTGCCCACCCGACGCAGCGTTATAAATAGAAAAGTGAGAAATATTTCCAATATCGGCAGTAGCAATGGGAAACTCAATTTCTACTGCATTTTGCTTAATCCCCCCAGATGTTGCGGGGAAGTTGGTCGCATTATTGGCGATCGGCTGACGAATATATCCGCCAATTGTCGGTTCAGTTCCAGGGGTTTGATCTGTCGGCGCTGCTGTATTTAAGCCACTATAAACAGTGGGAAACAGCGGCATTGGCACACCACGGTAAATATGATTAAAAATTAAATTCTTTAAGTATTCAGAAAAGCCACCCGCCAAAAAAGAGTGACTTAATCCGCCCGACAAAATCACCAAAGAATCACGATTTTCAATTAACTCAGTATCGGTTGAGTTGTAGTAAACGTAGCAGTTCCCTCCTACCGCTGAATCAAATAATCCGATCGCCACAACCGTTCCTTGATTTGCGGTCGCACGAGGACAAATAATATCTTGAACATTTTGGGTTTGTGCCACCGTGGAAGTAAGCCAAATATTACTCGCTGTAGCTACCCGATTGTATCCACCGCCTGCCGGTTCCGAACCTGGCCCTGACTCCCCAGGAGAAGTCAGGAAATAGCCAATATAAGGCGTGAATTGTGGCAGCGAAATGCCTCCGAGAATAGCATCTAAAATCTTGGCTTCTGCGTAATCTGTAAAACTTCCCGTCATAAAGTGCTCCTGTTGCACAGTGAATGGTGAACAAGTTGAACTGGTGCGGTATAAGGCTGTCTTTCGTGCAATAAAATCAAAGCAATTTTTTCTTCATTTGATGGATTATGGGGCAGTCGAAGTTGATACGCTTTTGCAACAATATCAACTTCGTCCGCAGTCATCCTACAAAGCTGATCGTGGCGAGTCATTCCACCGGATACAAGAGGATCAATAACCGTGTAAAAATTCTTCCAAGGGTGAGAGTCTACCATAAGATTTTTACTGAGTAAGAGTACCCGATAGCACGAGATAATTTTGCCTTCAAATCATCCTGATACCGCCGCAATTGACAATCTCGGTTTTTGTTAAATTCAATCACGTCAACTTTAGTCACTCCGGTTTCTTTGACTGAAATTTCATGCAATCGCTTCGACGTTTCCTTGAGTTGCTCTAACAACTCAATAACCTGTCTAACTAAATAGTCAGAAGTTTTTTCTGCATTAGCCAAGCATTGTTCAATTTCCTGAAATTTGTCTTGAGTCAACTCAAGTTCAGTTATAATTTGCCATTTTTGCTCTAAACTAAAAGCACCGCTCATTTGTTTGGACAATCAGATTTTGCGATTGGGCAAATTTGCTTCCCGGCAAAAAAACGTTTTTTTTCTCCACAGTAAGAGCAAGTTTCTACGCCGATCGCCTGATAAAAACCAGTAGAAAATCTTGAGCGCATTTCTTGTTCTTGACTAGATTTTGGTAACGTTTCTTCTTGATCGACTGAATTGCTCTTGTCTTCGCCAATTGACTCAGGCAATTGAATCAATCCGGATCCAGATTCAGATTGAAATAACAAATTTTGATTGCTTGATTGTTTCTCCAGGATTAAAGGAATTGCTTCAGTCCATCCATTTTCGGGTTTTGGAATTTGCAAGGATTCAGCGATTTCCTTAATTTCTCTCCAATCAAGCTGAGATAGCTCAGTATTGGACCACATTTTAGCCACCTACACTGGAGAATCAGCTAGACGAATCTCGACAACTCTTAATTGTTCGTTGCCCGATCCACCCGCGCGAGCGGGATCAATATCTAGCGCCCCGCAGCCTTCGTGAGATAACCAAATATAGCGGTTCAATCGGCCAAAGTCGTCATTGTTATCGCGCCGCAACATCATTGGCATTGATGTCGCCCATCCAATAGAATCGGGACCAAAGGCAAAGCCTGATCTCATTACTTTTGATGCGCCGCCGCCAACTGCTTCTTGTGCAACTCCAGTCGTTCCCACCGCACCTGTACTAAAGCTGCTGCCCTGGAAAATATGAAATCCAGCGATCTTGCCGACATATCCAGAGATTCGATTGATTTCATTATTTTGAGTTGCGTTCACGAACATATTCGTCACGCTTTCAACATTTTCTTTTGAAATATATTGATGGTGTGAATATGTGTCAGATTGCAATTGCCCAACATGATTTGGGGGGCAAGCAATTCCATAGCAACCGTCTTCGTAAGTGGGAATATTTTGTGAGGCTAAATAAGCGTACAACTGACCCAAAAATGGAACGGTCATTTGTCCACCAGAGGTCACCTGTGCCGCTGTGGAAACTACTCCACCGCCAGAACTGTAGACAACATTTGTTGTCGTAAACCAAATCTCCTGGTGGGCCAAATCCTCCCACTGAGCATAGTTATAAGCAATACGACGGCGCAGGACCATCTCTAAATCAACAAGCGAGTAAGCGGTAATAAATTCGGGAATTGCCACCGCAGGATTTGATGCAGTTTTTCCCATCCCGTTTTCGAGAATTACTACTGATTCTGCCGTGCTAGTTAAAGGCTGACTTGCGATATTAGTTGGAGTACCCGGAGTTAACGTCCAGTCGGCTGCTACCGTACCACCTTGAACGTGAGGAATACGAGGTACTAAAATCGTCTGTCCCGGAGGAATCCCTGTTTGAATTCGGCGATTACTGAATTGCCACAAAACGTGAGCGGGGGTATGCTCCAATCGCATCGACTCAGAAAGATAATCCAGAAAAAGAGGAGGCACGTCCGCTAAAGTAGTTGGGGCGTCAATACCAGCGCCGGATCCCCCGCCACCTCGCAAAAAACCGTGTTTTTTGGCATAACATTCCATGCCATCTCTAAGTGCACCACGATTTTTCTTGACGAATTTCACTAAAGGCCGGTTATCAACCTGAAGACTGACCTTTCCCGTGGCATGATCGGTTACGTGGATACCAGATTTTTTCACTCCATCAGAAATTCTTTGAAATTCGCGAAATGCGGCGTCGCCGTCTAAGGCTTGTTTTGCAGCGGTGGCAATATATGGACCGGTTACAGCGGTAGAAGAAGGCGATCGCAGATCAAGACCTGGTACGGGAGAATAGCCAAAATCATTCACCACGCTGGCTATTAAATTTTTTTCGTCAACCGCTTTTTTTAGCTTTGCTTCGTATTCTTGCTTAAGCTGCTCTTTGGCGTCTCTTTCTTTGGTGATCTGTTCGACCAATGATTGATTTTGGTCTTCTGCCTTTGCAAGTCGCTCTGAAATGTCCTTAGTTACATCTGCGGCTTTTCTCTCAAACATTTTTTGCAGCATATCCTTGCTAAGAGAAATGTTGCCATTATCTTCAAAGCTAATCTGAGGAGTAATTGCCTGAATCGCCCGATCCAAAGACTGAGAAGGCTTGTCTTCTTCTGCGGCAGAATCACTGCCTTTAATGCTACTGGGAAAAACCTGTACAGGAACAGAGTCACCTGAATCAGTTGTAGCTGGTTGAGTTTTTTTCAAATTATCTTTGCCTGACTTTGCCCGATTGATGGCATCGATAATACCTTGTTCGTTTGTGGCCATGATTTATTTTATTGCTGTCTTTATGGCCAATGCTAATAAAAAATAGTATGATCTTCAAGTAAATAGACATATAGCAACTAAATAGACGCTATATGAATCAAGCTAATTGTATTTTGCCGTAAAATGACAAATAATTTAAATGAACAACTTGGCTCTAGATTAAGAGAAGCAAGAAGGCTTTCTGGCATGACCCAAAAAGAAATGGCAAAAAAAATAAACTCTGAGCCATTATATTTGGAAATGGCTCAGAGAACAGTAACTCAGAAAATGGTAAGTCGAGTAGAAACGGGACAGTGTCCGGCCAGTTTTCTATACGTCCAGGTGATAGCACTCTTAACCGGGCAGCACACTAATTTCTTTACTATATTTTTGCATTCTGCGCTGAATAAGACCAGCGGCAGGCAAGTTCGGAATCAACACAAATGACACTTCTCCCAAGTCAATAATTCCAATTCGCTCATAATAAGGAGCAACGTTCTCTTTCCCTTTATTAAGTTCCGTAGGAACAGAGTGAGGACATTTTTTGTCCATAAAAGAACATTTGCAAATTGGGCAAAAAATGTCCTTAAACTCAAATCCTCCCAAGCTGACGGAGTTCAACAAGGAAAATCTAATTTTTTGAGCAATTGGCGAGGTTATCGGAATAGCAGCGATCGCGATAACTGAAATATATCCTTCTTCTTTAACTATTTTTTGATTAATATCTAATTGATCCTTGACTCCCATTTTTTGAACTAGCCACGAATGCTGATAAATTTCATCAGGAGAAATTATCTCGATCTTAAAATCTATCAACAAAGAATGGCTTTTATTTACTGAATCCCAGTCGTGATCCAGTGTGACGGGAATACCGCAAATCATGTTAGCCATTTTTTGCAAATCCGGAAAAGTCCACCGACTAAAGCTTCGGTTTACTATATTGTCGGCAATGCGGATCGGGTACACTACAAACTCTTCTGCTTGAACCGAAGGAAAACCCAAAGGAATATAAGAATTGTATTTCTCTAAATATTTTTCTGACGGAATAATATTGGATTGATAGGTTTCAGCATACTCGGCGACTTGCCCGTCATCAGTGCAGTATCTTAAAGTGATTTTTTCGGGCTGAATCCGGTGATCTTTGTTAATCAACGCATCCGAAGAATAGTGTAGAATTAAAGATTTTGTGCTTGGGCTTAACCCTGCGGACTCTAATCGTTCAACCAAAGGAGAAGAAGCTATTTCTAGGTGAATATTTCCATCAGCCGAAACAGAAAGTGAAGCATCCCAAGAAATGATACTAGATTGAAGCGATTCAATGATTTTTTCAACCTGATCCACGGAAACATTTTGAGTCTCGACCAACGTAAACTTAGGAGAATACAAAAAACGAGCGCTTCCTCTGGCGTCAGAGCGAATATCAAGAGGAAATGGTAAAATTTGACAAGTAAGAGTGAGTAGAGACATAATGGCTTCTTTGTTGCTAAGTTTAAACAATTTGTCAGTTGAAATTGGTTGCGCTTGTAGTCCTTTTTTAGCAGGAGGATATAAGCGTACTATGCTTGATTTTGCTCAAGTAGAGCGAACTATAGTTGGCACCCCAATGATGGGTTCTCCATTCTATATTAATCCTTTTTTTTGGGAAATACAGTCAATTCTTAAAGAAACTGAAATGACAATGTTACAATTAATTTATAAAACATCGGACAACTTAAGGAGACAGCATAAACCTTACGCAATAAATTGCCAAGATACAATTGAATTCATTGTAGAAGAAAGCACAAATTCTCGTCAAATTGCCACAGGATTTTCTTTGCAAACGATTGAAAACACCGTAGGTATTAAGTATTATGGGGCATTTCCAGTATGGATCGGCAACTTAGAAATTCAGCGAATAAAAACATCTCACCTGTGGCAAGCTTCATTTCAACTGACAGAACTAGATCCTTTAAGTTAAAAAAATATGGGTACTTTATTAGTTTATAACGGCGCAAAATGGGTTTCGATAGAACCACACGCATTTAGTCACGCAACTGGCGGCAAGGATGAACTAATGGCGTCTCTAATTGGTGCCGCAACTGAAGATTACGTTGATAGCGTGATTGCTCATGTTGCTGATAGCGTGATTGCTCATGTTGCTGATACTGATCCACACCCAGATTATTTGCTCCAATCCGAATCAGATACATTATACGATTCAATCGGTACAGCTAACGCAGCAATTTTAAGCCATGTTCAATCACCAGATCCCCATCCTAATTATTTGAATCAGTTGCAAGCCGACAGTTTGTATGATTCTTATGGAGCCGCCGCAAGTGAAATCGGCGATCATCTAACAGCAAATAATCCACACCCTGGTTACTTGACTCAATCGACGGCTAATGCTTTATATGATTTTTTTGGTACGGCAGACACAAAACTCGCTGATCATATTAGCTTAGAAAATCCGCATCCCATTTACTTAACTCAAGCAGAAGGCGATACAGTTTATTCTGCCTTAAATCATAATCATCCTTATGCCTCAATTAATCATAAAACACAGCATGAACCCCTCGGCAATGACTCTTTGGGTGGATATGCTCTTACCGTCCATGCCCATACTGGATCTAATATTTCGGGAAATATTTCTGGTAATGCGGCAAATATCACTGGAATCGCAGCGATCGCCAATGGTGGCACCGGAGCAAGTACCGCAGCCCAGGCACTTACCAATTTAGGTGCCGCCGCTGCCAGCCACAACCACGCCGCCAGCGCCATCAACTCTGGTACGGTGGCGATCACCAATGGCGGCACTGGGGCATCAACTGCCGCTGGCGCTCTTACGAATCTTGGTGCAGCACCGGCAACTCATACTCATGCCGCAAGCGCTATTACCAGTGGCACGATCGCGATCGCAAACGGTGGCACCGGAGCAAGTACCGCAGCCGCCGCTCGTACAAAATTAGGTGCAGCAGCAGCATCGCACACTCATGCTGCATCTTATATAGAGGCAGCAACTTTCCCTTTTGCAGCAGGGTGGAGTGAATATAGCCCTACTTATAGGTGTTTGATCGAAAAATATGAAGCCATAATGTTTCTTGCTGGCTTGGTAGAAAGATCAGCCACAAATCAACCGTTAATTCTTGTTTTACCCACTGAATATATACCTTTCAGCAGAAAACTATTTATGTGTTGGGGTATGATTGGTTCCACTTATACACCTTGTCGTGTTGATGTTGAGGTCAACGGCAACGTTTCATTAATCTACCCAATAACAAGTGCAGCAATAAGCTGGCTATCACTGGATTCAATTATTTTCAATCAAAGGCAATAGACTCATAAGCCCTTGGTCTCGTGTTCAAATCACGCTTGAGCCATAGACACCGCATCAGGGTACACTGCTGTAGGCTCAATGCGGTGTTTTTTTCACACCATGCTACAACTTTGCTACATTTTTTGTACTTTGTTTTGTAGTTAATCAAAATATTAATTCAAGGAGCCAACTTAGCTTTTTTCGCTCTTTTTTTAGAATACCATTCAGCAATTTCAGGCACCCATGCTTGGAAATGCGGCCAAATTAAATCGCAGAGTTTCTGACATTCTAACTGGGCATCTTTTTTCCAGCGCATATCTAATAAATGCATCAGCGATCGCACATTTAAAGACATGACCCAATGTTGTCGCACATCAAAGGGAATAATCCCTCTAGCGTGTTCTTCCGCTGCCCCTTCAGAGATCAGTTGTTGATAGCGTTTTGCTGCTTCTAAACACCAAGCTAAATCGCGATCGCGCTGTGCTTGAGTATAGTCATAACGCTTTCCTTGGCGATCGGTGTAACTGCCCACGGGACGCAGATAAAATACTTCTTCGAGATCGCGTTTTCCTGTCGCCGCATCAACGATCCGATTTCCCGTATAGCGGTTAGAGTTATGCACCACCATACCATTGGCGACAAAATTATGCCAAGGACCTTCTACTTCTAGGTCATAAGTCATTTCAAATCCCAGGAATTCAACGCTTTTTACCTTAATTGGATGCGATCGGAGTTTATTCCCTGGTGATTTCGGTTTAGGTTGCCAATTTTTTGCTTCGAGAATCGGTTGATAATTTTTGGCAAACTCCGCCTCTTTGTTATTTTTCTGTTCTAGAAACTCTTTATTCCGATAAAGTCCATTGCCTGCCACTGCCATGCCATTACATAAGACCCAGCAATTTTTAATCATGTTAATTACCTGACCATTTTCGGCTGTCATTAAACCGACCGCTTCCCCCATTGTTTGCCAGCCGAATGTGGTAAATAAGCGGTGATTGGTCGTACAATCTAAGGCTTTACCATCTTCTAAAGTTAGGCGATAAACAGGTTGAATCCCTTTAGCCATCACATCCTTAATATGTCCGAACTCAAAAAAGCCAGTGGTTTCATTCAGAACCCTTAGCCGCATTTTTTTGATTCGGGTTTTGCCATCACGACGATATTCTCCAGTGGGTTCTCCGTTTCGACCTTGTTTTAATCGTTGGCGAATCGCTTTTTTGCCATTCGTCCATAACTCGTAAAGTTCCGCAATTTTGATTTTGCGTAAACTGCCACTAGCATGAACAAATGTCACCTCAGTATTTCCCGCCAGACACTGCACGTCGAAAGAAATTCCTACGCGGTGAGTTCTAATTTGCTGCATCACACTATGAGGAAAATATCCACAATTAAAAACAATGGCAGGGTGTTCGCAGCTACCAAAGTGTCCGCGATCGCCTGCCAATAATCTTTTTACAGCAATTTCTCCGCACTTGCTTTCTGATGGCCATTTGTCCAACTTAGATAACCACTCATCTATTACATATTCTTCGCTGTAATCCTGGTGCATTGCTGCATAAATAATTTGCTGAGGATTCGCAGCTTTAGATAGCACTTCTACTCGAAATTTTTCCATAAATTAGATATAATAAAACAAGAAGTTAAAGTTATTTTAGTACGAATCATGGATAAAGCACAAGAGATTTTACACAGTTTAGAAAAATTAATTAAATGGCGACGCGGGCAATCAAGATGCAAGCACTCTAAAAGCATTAGAGAAGGTAGTGTATTGTGCGAAGAATGCGGATTTCTTCGCTTGCCTGTGGTCACAACATACCCGTCACAATGCAAAAAATGCGAACAACAACTTTCTAAGGTTGATGCAAGGGGTATATACTGTCCAGTTTGCAATTCTTACGAAAACTGGTTCTGCGCTCCAGAATTGCTCGTAGAAAAACACAGAGAATCAATTAAAGATTTTGTTGTCAGATGTCTGGATAACTATCCAGAACAAGAAGACTTTGCAAAAAGAATGGGATGGCCTAATTGCAGCGATCGCCAATTGGTTTGGTTGGCAAGCTTTCTCAACGAACAAACGATCGTTGAGTCAATCTTAACTTCTCACAATAACGAAATCACTTCGCCGATTCCCCGAAAAAAAATCAGTTAATTTTAGCAATTTTTATTTACCATGCAAGCAACTCAATATTTTACAAATACAACCCTGTCAGCACCCAAGGTAATGCGACTCACCTTGGGTGCTGACAGGATTTTGTCAAAATTTATATTTTTATATTAATCCATAAAACATCCACATCCGCCCAAGTCAAACAAATCTAGCTGAATTTCAGAATTATTCACCTGCTCACGCAAATTCGCTAAAGAAATATCTTTTAAAATGGTAACTGGTTTTTGCAATAAATTTTGCATTTCTTTTTCGTGATCTTCCCATTCAAGAAACCTTTCTGGAAAGTATTTTAGTAGTTTTCGCCATTGTGCTTTTCCGCCTCGAACACACGCTCCTCCGCAGTTATTGTGCGGAAATCCTTTGCTATAAAGTAAAGGCAAGCAAATTCCTAGTTTGCTAATTTCATGCTGGCACTGGAGTTTATCCCAGTAAGGCGGATCGCAAAGTGGAGCAAGCACATCCCAGGGCTCCCAGGACGATTTAATCTTAGACAGTCTGTGAATCTCACTCCAGTCAATTCCTACAATTAATTTAACTGAAGTATCACAATTATTCTGTACCCAATTAAGGCAAGTTTCCTGTTTTAGGACGTGGCTACATGGAGCAATTCGACTATTTCCAAGCCATCGCTTATCTTTAAAAACTTGTTGCGGAGTTCTTCCGTCCGAAACAAAACAAAGAGGAATTAATGTTTTTTTTGCTGAACTCATCGATAAAACGATATAAATCTGGATCTTCTATTTTTGTGTCAGCAAACAATAAAGTGATTTGAGTCGTTTTTGCTGTTTCTAGCAATTTTAATACAGAAGCGGCAGACCCTACTCCTCCGCTAAAAAAAACTACATATTTTTGTTCTATCATGTTTTCTCGTTTAAACTTTATCAAATATTTTAGCACATAAAATCCCACCATTCCATTAATAACAGAAAGGTTTAATGGAATTTTATCAGCGGCCAACTATACCGATTCAAAAATTTTCGGAGTCAGTCCAAAAGATTGGCAAATTTCTGTCAAAAATTCTTGAATAAATGAGACAAAACCAGAGGGATCTAGCCATTTTGCCGCCACCAGCATCTCCTTAAGTCTATCAATTCCATATTTTTTGATAGCAGAGGCAACAAATTTAGTGGTACAAAGCACATCTTCTTCTATTGTTTGATGAGCCAGATGCTCCCAATGTTCGCCATAAAATTCCAAAGCCAGGTTGGTCAAGGCTTCAGTTGTATCTTCTGTTTGTTTAATTTCGCTATATATACTGTCTAATAGCGAAATTAAACAATTTTTCAACGCCTTAAATCCACCAAAAGCTTGGGCAATTTGACTGATCCGCCCTTTCGTCACTCCCACAAAATCTGCTACCTGCTGACAGGTTTCTGCACCCGCCTTAATCGCCTCCCCAATTTTCCGCTTGAAACGATCAACTATTCCTAGGCATTCAGGACTGAGTGATTCCAGATCAACAACCTCGACTTTGTAACCAAGGGGAGATAAGTCAACATCAGTAATTACCCATATAGTTATATTTTCCTCGCGCAAATTCGCTCTTGGGCGGCCAATAGCCTGTTCGTATTCAATGTAAATTTTTTCAAGCAAATACTGATTTAGCTCATCTTCAGAAGGAAGATGAACAAAAAGAAGGTGAAACTCGCTTTCTACTGATGCGAGATTTTGTGCTGGCGTCAAAGTCAAGATAAGATCCGTCACGCCTTGCTCGTAGAAATAATTTGTTCCGCGACTGTGACTGCTAAAAAAGTATCGATCGTCGCCTAATTTTTTGCTGCCGATAATCGCAGCCTTGGGGCATTGCTGTAAAATTGCTTCCTTAGCCGCTTCGATCCGGCGCGATTGATCTGCCCCCCGGTGCAGATAGGATTTGAGAGGAATTTGCTTAATTATTAAATTTTTTGATTTTTCTGTTTCCTGGCAAATAACAAAAATTTCGTCTGGGCCGCATCGTAAGATGGCCGCCAAGCGATCACGTGAAAGCGTAGCATCAGAGAAAATATTTTTTTCAGCCTCTCTTGCTATTACAGGGATGCGATCATTGAATAGATCGATCATTAGACTTCGACGGCTAACATGAAAATGCCCTATTTTTTGCCCTGTGAGAATCGCAAAAAAGTGATGCAACCATTGTTTTGTGAGTTTTTCCGCTTGGGATAACTTTTCTTGGGTAAAGGCGTGTCTTAATGAGATCGCCTCTTTTCCTGTTAATTCACTGCCGTCGAAAGAATCGTTCAGAAAATCTAGCTTTGGAGAAATCGCCTCATAAACTTCCTTGAGTTCTTCATGTGTAAATTTTCCCATTAAATCTTTGACATTGAATGATTCAATGATCTTGGAGTGAGGCATCCCAAAGCGGGAGTTGTCTTCGGAAATTATTTTTCTGAGAATCTTGACTAACTTCCCGATTTCAAATGCTCTTGACACTGATTGAAACGATTGCAGGATTTCAGTAAAAAAATTGTCCAACAGATCCAAGTATCCAGCAGAATCTACTTGTTTTACGGATGCAATTAACTCAGTAAAGTGATAAAAGCCATGCTTTTGATAAATATCAGCAATAAAGCTACATACTGGTAAAGGCGTCTGAGATGATTGAGCTAAATAATTCCACAATTTCTCGAAAAACTTTACTCCCATTTCCTTTGCAGTCACCGACAAGTCATGCGCTTGGCGCAGATTTGATACCATTAACTTCATGCAAGATTTGAGCGTGTTAAAATCACCAAACTTGCCAATAATTTGATTGCTGATATCGCTTGAAGTTGCCGCATCAAATCTTAGCGAGTCTATTACATTGAAGTTAATATCGCAAAAAGTTTTTTCTAAATCTTCCAGCGATACACCAATAGAATGGACTATCGGGACTGAACCAAATTCCTCCCAATAAAGCAAGCTACCCAGGTCTTTTCCTTGTTGCGATTTTGCATAAGGGAAAGATTCACCGTCAAAAGCCAATTCTTTGGGCTGGGGCAAGGATTGAGGGTGGATAATTATAGCGGACTTACCCAGACCTTCTCTCCGCTGATAAATGTAATTGGGATAGTCGCCAGCAGATCCCTTAATTTGAGGTGATTTGCAAACATTAAAATAAGGGCACGATACACAGCCAATTCTCGAACTATCCGCATTCTCGATCCCCGCAATCCTTAATGCCGTGAAAATTTCAGGAACGAAGCAACTGGGGGGTGCCGCCAATTGATCCCCTTGCTTCGCAACGCGGTATTCTCCGGTGGCTGTCTTTGTTACTCCTTTGTGTCGGGAGTCGATCCGTGTGACACTTTTCAATCCTTCTACTGTTACGTTCCGTGGATCTTGAGTGACAAAAATGATTCGACTGGCACCAAAATACTCTCCGCCAAGTTCAATCATTTCCGCTGCGGTGTAGCTTTTTCCTGTCCCGGTCGGGGAAATATCTAAAATATATTTTTTTTCAGAAGCTAAAGCCGCTTCAATTGCTGCGATTCTTCCGCCCTTTGGAAAATAAAGATCGACAAAAGATGGCTTGCGAATAAATGCTTTCCGTTCGTTTTTTGCTGCAACAACAACTTCTTCTGTCGGGTATAATTTTTTCAGAGATTTGGCTAGTTGTCTCTGATATTTTTCTTCTTCTTCTAGTAATTTTTCGACCTTTAACCCACACTTAACTGCGGCATCTTTGAATTCGCCGACAGATAACCAGCGCACTTTTTGTTCCCAAGTTGCTGTTTCTTCGCCAAGATCAACTAACCAGTCATCTGGAGATGGAATTAGGTTGCCGTTTAACTGGCCGTAATCGGCAATCACAATCTCCAAGAAATTGTTTTCTGAGTTTCCGATCGCCTGAAGCTTTTGGATTTGCCCCCAGGTTCTTTGAGCCACTTGGGGATTCCCTAGGCTGTTCGCGTCAGCAAAAATCCCAAGTTTTTTGGGATGATACTTGCGAATATAGCTTCTAATTTGCGCCTCTCCGCTCGTCCAATTACCACCGGCTGCACCAATTAAGGTTCGCTCTGTTTTTAAAAATACAATATCAGTTTTTAAAAACCCTTCAGTGAGCAACGGAAAATCTGGCTGGTCTCCGACCATGATCGCCAGGGGTGACTCCACTGCACCTTCGGTAGAGACTTTAAGTTTGTATTTTCCGCCACCAGATAACCACTTGTATTTGCCGATCTTGTTTTCGGTGCGGATTTGTGCCGCGACAACTTGCCCGTATTGCCGAACCGGGCAAAGAAAACCGGGATCTGCTATTCTAAATTCCCCGCCAAAAATTCCTGGGAATTCTGTCCCCGATACGCGATCGCCGGGGTTGATCGAGACATAACCAAATTCTTTGATCTGAGATTCGCTCAGACCTCTCTTGGTTAAATCATTAAAATGAATATCCGATAATCCAAGCTGTTGTTGAATTTTTTTATAATTTCTATCGCGATCATGGGTGTTTTGAATCTTAATTTTGGTCGGATCTAGCTGGACGTATGTTTTAATTTTTGGCTTGGGAATAAGATCACCACTGTTTTTGGGGCGCTCATATCCTCCATCCTTCAACGGTAACGGCAATCCAAGTAAATCATGGGCTCTTTCAATTTGCTCTTTCCATTCCGAAATACCACACAGCAATCCCACTAATTGAGAAGGAAACCACGCCTCTTCGCAAGTATGGCAATAGATGTGAGGCGAATCATTGCTTGCATAAAGATAAGCACTGTAATGCCTATCTTCGTGTTGCGGACTCGGACATCGACAAGAGCGACCTCTTGTTTCCACTCCTAAAATATCTAGGAGCCGGGGAAACATTGTATTGAGGTTTTCATTGCATCTATCAAAATCAAGTAACGGCATATTGTAATTTACCTGTAATGTGTTGACAACAAGATAAACGGGACAAGGCAAAGATTAAGCAGTGATAATTTTAGTGAAAAATTTTATTGTTCCCACAAGAGATTCCTTAGACTTCTTTAGTCCTCATAAGCCCTTGGTCGCGTGTTCAAATCACGCCTGAGCCATATATACTGCAAGCGATCTGAGGAATTTAGATCGCTTTTTTTGTGAGAATAAATATATCCATAGGTAGGCATTTGGTTTCTTTTGTATTTAAAATTTTAAGCAGGAGTTAAGCGGGAGCAAAACTATGTCTAACAACAAGCTTACGATTGAAAGTATCAATCAAGACCTCAAGGCGGCCAAGATCCGCATCCGCATCTGTACGGTAAAAGAAGGAAATACTTTGTTCTTAAGGGGGACTTTGCCTCCTAAGCCGGGTAGTGGAAAAGTTGGGGCTTACCAGCAAAGAGTCTCCCTTGGAGTTTTTGCCTCAGAAGTGGGGCTTCAATTTGCAAAAGGAGAAGCAATTAGATTGGCTGGCCTATTGGATACATATAGATTCTCATGGGAATCTTATCTCCCCGACATTTTCAATGATAGCACAAGTCAACTCAAAAAATGTGGGGAATGGATCAAATTATTTGAGGAAGATTTTTGGCAAACGGGGACAAGATGCCGAGTTACCTGGAAGGATTACCGCAAGGTTTTCAAGAAGCTTCCTACTAATGAATTATTGGTTTACGATCTTGCAAAAAAAATTATTTTAGAGACAAAGCCAAACACGAAAAGCAGAGAACGTACCACGGATAAAATTGCATCACTTTGTGAATTTGCCGAAATACCCGATGCCTCAAATTTGCGCCGTTACCGGGGTTGCTATTCTCAGAGGGGTAAAAATACGCCTATAGTTGTCCCTGCATATCAAGAAATTCTTGATTGCGTGGATCATTTCCATAATGACTGGTGGCGAAATGCCTTTTGTTTGCAGGCAGCTTATGGACTCAGAAATCACGAAATTTACCACCTGAATTTTGACAAGATGCACCAGGGTCTTCTGATTGTCAACAAAAATACAAAAACTGGCTGGCGGGTAGTCCCCAGTTGCCACCCTGAATGGGTGGAAAAATGGGGACTCAAAAAATTAACACCGGCGGATATGCCCCAGTCTACCTTGACCGATAATGACTTACTTGGTCGCCAGGTTTGGAAGGCTTACAAGCGATCAAAAGTACCATTTTCCCCCTATGCTTTGCGCCACCGATTTGCCTGTGACTGTGCCTTACAAAATAAGCCTGTGGCCTTGGCCGCAAAAGTCATGGGGCACAGCTTAGAAACGCATACAAAAATTTACCATGCTTTTCTCAGTCAGGATGACTTGCTGAGTGCATGGTATAAGTAAATTTTCAAGACTTTCTTTTAGCCATTATTGTGTTCATGTATTTTTCTATGGCGGGTAAGTTATACTCATACTGACCAGAAGGTGTTCGCCGATAATGGATGCCTTCAATCCAGTAATTAATTCGCCATCTCCTGATCGTTGATTTATGTTTTCTGAGTTTTGCTGTAATTTCTTTAATTTTCAAGTAATTCACTTTGTTTCCCCTTGATTACAATGATACCCCGACTAAAGTTTAGTCGGGGTATTTTATTTATCGACCAAAAAGTAGCACTTCTGAGGATTTAAATAACCGCTCATTGGTTGGCAGTTGCCAACTTCTTAGGAGGTCAAAAATGGCGATTTTTGCAATCTCATATCGCTGTTCGTCCATCACATAACATTTAATGTGATAATCATTTAATTGCTCTTGTGGGTTTAATTTTTTCCGACCTCCTCTTGGTCCAGTTTTTATGATTGGTTCAATAAAGCAGCAAGACCCAATGTAATAGGATGGCGAATCATTGATCGCCAATCCATTCGCTACAAAAACATCCAATAGTGCGCCTATAGCATTGTCTATATCCGCCCTCAAGGATCCGTGAAAGCAAAAGATTAAGCCAAATCTCTCAGGAAATGCTTGAACCTGCTGTTGATTTAGGTAAGAAATTACCTTATTCTGCCACTCCCTGTATTCAGAAGCCATATATGCCCCGTTGGTTCCGAACCGAGGCCGCTCTTTGGCGGCGCAGAGTTTCGGTTTGTTATTGATCACTACAGCAGGAATTTCAAAATATTGACTGCTGCTGTTTATGCCGAAAATTTGACTGGCTGCCATAGCGTGTACGTTTCTCCAAATACTTTGACAAAGTTTTCTGGGTGGTGTCCAAAATAATAAAGACAAGTGTCGTATCGATTGCTTTCGCCAATTGGTTGGCGATCAAGATCCACGAATTGTATTCGTGGGCATACCATTGCTCCTACCTTGCAGTGGCTACCCAGCAGCTTGCTTGTACCTGCATTTTGCATAGTCCCTGCCAGCATTAGCGCGATCGCTTCCGCTACATTCCCAATTTCCATTTCTTGAATCAATTTTTCCAAGAAAAGAGATTGGTTCCCCTTATTTCCCACTTTGCTGTAAGGAGGATTCATAAACAAACAGGCATTAGGGATACGACCTGGATTCCAGGTTAGTTGTTCTAGAGCATTATCTTTTTTGGTGAAAAAAGTTTTTGCTCCTATTAAATTTGTTCCGTCTTCCTTTTTTCTTGTACAGGGATCTATGTCTATGTCGCTAAAGTCAGGTCTGGACATCTTGAATACTTTTCTGATCTGGCCTAAATGCCATTCAGGGGTGTAGGCTTCATCTGAGCCTTTTTCTTCTTGTCTTTTCGTCTGGTTGACTGACTGAAAGGTAGAAAGTTTATTATTAGCAGATGCTTCAAATAGCGAAAGTTGATTTGGCGTCATATAGCTAGTTCTACCCGGTTTTAGTGACCTTTGAATTCCGATTGTCTTTAGTAATTCTGCCGTTTTTGTTCGTAAATTGATTCGAGACTTGCGACTACAAATTCAGCCGCTAACGGAGGAATGATCGCGTTTCCGTAGCCCCGTAAATCTCTGGAAATTTTCAATCGCTCCACTCTATCCCGTACCCCCATCAGCCACCGGACAAACTCCGGGTTTAATGGGGCGCGATTGCCCTTCTGAATCTTGAATGAGGTCATTGTGACCTGCTTCCTGCTTTTCATCTCCGATCATTAACCCGATCAGAGATGAAAAAAATATGCTAAAATAAATTTAACTGCATTGGTTGATTTGTTGGCTCCAGCTTTGCTTGCTGGGGCTTATTTTTTAGGTTCTGTTCGGGAAATTCTTTAATCTCTTCTCCTTCCAATAAGCAACCACCTGCTTTTGGGGTTCTGCCGCCCCATTGCTTGAAGAAAAAAGGCACTCCCGCTACATAGCACTGATCTCGAATACTTATTGCCCATTGATATGCCATATCGCGAGAACCCGCCCCCGATTCCCCACCCACAATTACCCAGTGAATGCCATACAGGGGTAGGTAAAGGGGGCCTAGCAGTGGCTCACAAGAAAGGAATCGGATTTTTGCAGGAACCGTAACCAAATCAGCAATTCGATTAACGTAATCCTGAGTCTCTACTGATACGCCCATCCAGATATTTTCATGCCAGATTAATTTAGGGGCAAGTTCTTTCAGGCGATCGCTTCTTTTTGTCAAAATTTGATAAGTGTGCCAAGGGGTTTTTTCTATAACGCTAAATACCTCTTGAATAAATTCTAGCGGCACATCTTTGTGAAACAAGTCACTCATTGAGTTAACGAATACTCGACTAGGTTTGCGCCACTTTAAGGGGTCGGTTAATCGGTCTGAATGTAATGTTAAGTTAAAGCCGTTTGGCCACCCGTTTGGAAAGCGCCTTGTTAGTTCTTCTGCATAACACCGGAGGCAACCTGGGCTAATTTTTGTGCAGCCCGTGGTGGGGTTCCATGTGCGGTCTGTCCATTCAATACCAGTTTTTGTGTTTGACATTTTTACTCCTCAGTTCCGTCTGTGCACGAACACATGATCAAATTTTTAATACTATCGATTTCCAATTGCTCGCTTTCAGTCAATTCATTGCAATTAGACCATCCGAAAGAACGACCTAAACCAATAACTTTGCTTCCCTGGGGGGTGTGTTGTAGCGCCTGTTTTTCCAGAAATACCCCGATCTCGTAGAAGTCCGGGTGTTTTTCTTTCAATGCTAATACTTCGCTGATTTTTGCATTCGAGCAAAACCAGCACGATGATTTTGCTGGTTGTTTCTCCAGTAATCTACACAAGTCTAGGCAGTTTTGCTGGTTTTGGTTGAATCTGCTGACTAATGGATAGTCGATCAAACCATAGCTTGTTTCAAGCGACTTGGCTTCACCTTGTTTTGTAAACAATCTTTGGGTTTCGCCCGAATGGATTCCGATCCATTGAGTAATTGGCAATAAAAGGTAATTGTTTTTTATGTAAGCTTCAATTACAGCGATCTTCCATTCTTTTGAGCAAGCACCATATCCATAGGCTTTAGAGGGAAGGGTTTCGCTTAACAGGCAACGGTCACCCAGCGTCTCTGCTACGCCGTAAATCTTGGTATGAAACTCAACAACAATCCAAGGGAGAATGGCCATAAAAATTTTAGTATTTACCCTTGACTTGAGATTTTCTACCCGTGCTTTTAGATGGGATTCTAACGTGGTTCTTTTTCCTGGATTACCGGGATTCTTTCTCAGAACAGTTATGCCGACCATAGGCGGATAGCCTTGCCAATCATTTGTCAACCAAGTGCTGAACCATTCGATAAATTCATAAGTCCGGGGATGCTCATTTCCTGTATCTGCAAATAATATTGCATCCACCTTGATGCCCTTTAATCTTGCTATTATTAGCATGGCGGTAGAATTTACTCCGCCACCATAGGAAACTACGATTGGCCAATCAGGAAGCACTCTATTTTTTATTGCCTCCACTGGATTAATCGGCAATTCTTTTTCCATCTCCTTGAAAAGACTTAATTGTCTCATTTTTTTATCGTCTCCTTTGATTTATTCTTGACTGAGCAAGAATTTCCTTCCACTCTTTTAGCGATTCCCAATGTGCATTGACCCATGAGTAAAGTTCTGTCCATTGCTTGTTGTTTGCTACTTTTTGCCCAATTTTTTTGTTCAAAAAGTCAATAAAATTTTCGGCGCTTGAAGAGTCTGCATTTAAAATTTGCAGTAATCTTTCTAAGCATTGAACTTTTTCACTAAATTTCGATCTCGGAATCAAGAATACAGCTATTCGTCCTTTCGTTTTTTGTAAGTTCTCCTTGTTCATTTTTTTTACTAACACTATTGTTAGTCTCTGAGGTATCGATTGGTTTGTGTACGCTGTTATTTTTGACTGCGAAATTGAATAGCATCCACAGAAAAAATAATAATCGTCCTGATTTTTTCCGTGGAGTCGAAAATTTTCAATTAATTTATTCCAGGATGGAATCATTCTTTGATGTCCCACTTGCTTTTTAGATCAATCCATTCACTCAGTTGGATCCATTTGGTAAGGGAAGTTATTTTCTTGGGAAACAGAAAAGTGAATTCTTCCTCTAGGGATGGATTACTGTTTAGTAAGTTTAGTAGTTTTTCTAAACAACAGAGTTGATCCCATGACTCAAAATAGGCATAGGGAGTACATTGATTAATCATAAAAGAACCGATCTTGCCTTTTGACATTTTTAGCTCCCCCTTATCACCTTTCTTTATCAAGGTAATAGTTATCGTTTCTTGCCTGGAATAAGGACATTCCAGCCATTTATCTTTACTTATGTACTCTTCTATTTTCCACAATTTGAAGAACAAATAGTATTGCTGAACAGGATCGAGTCCAGTGATACATTTTTCATCATTTAATTTTCGGTTTAGTAACTCCCAACTGGGGACAGTAAAAACATTCGTGATCATTGCTGTGTGCTGTGTATTCAAAAGTATGTATTGTTGTTTACCAATATCATGGTAGTTTACAGCTACCATGATATTTTCTTGAGGTTAAGGAATGAAGGATTGTTTTCTGCCCGCTTCAGCTAAAAGATTGACTAAATCTGCTGGGTCGTTTACCCATCCTTCAACGGAGTTGTCGCTACTGTCGAATTGCGACCAAATGGTCACATACCATTCATAATAATCAGCGAATTCATCTGATTTCGACCATCGGAATTCAAAAATCACTAAAACCGGATAAGTGACATCATTTTTTCCTTTTAGTGTACTGATTGATTCTTTTTCTATATCTACTTTGACTTTTCTGCCTGTCACCAAGAACTGATAAAGGTCTTGACCTATAACACCAGTTAGCATTTGAACCAGCACTTGAGATTCAGCTACTTTCTGACGTTTTTGTCGTTTTTGCTCTAGAATTTCTTGTTCTGTTGCTCGTTGTGCAGCGGTTTCTATTAACTGTCGAATTGATGAAAATTTTTGGTTTTTCATGGTATAATTTCCTTAATTGTGACCTCTTTATCTCCAAGCAACTAATTGCTACAAAAATTGCTTGGAGATTTTTTTACTTAATAAAGCATTTCGTATCCTTGTGACTCGAAATCGTCAAGACCTGCCGAATCTGCTGCTATCGCTTGGGATCGGCGAACGTAGTCGATTCCTTCTTCTGTCGCTTCAGATTCTTCTGACTTTTCCGCTTTACTCCAGTTGAGATCCCAGCTAGAAACTTGTTCCAGCATTTCATTTATCTTCACGCGAGACTCTGGGGGCAGTAAAAGGGATTCAAAAGATCCTGCATGATAGCCAGTCATGCAGTAAAGTTTTTTTGAGGCGCTACCCGATCCTCGTACCTCAATTTTGTATTGCGGAGCGAATGAAAACTTCGAGAAAAAACCGGTGCTGGTAACGCTTATTTTCCGCTCCGTAGCGTACCCGCGAAGCAAATCACAGAAGGCAATCTGTTGATCCTTTTTCTTTTCAATCTTTCGTGCAAAAGATCCGAAGTATGCTCCCATTTGGGCGCACAATACGCCCTTAAAGGTCAGCATTAAAGGGGTATCCTGACAGATGTTATTTTTCGCATCTAAAAATGCGATCGCGTATCGTTGGAGTAGCTGGTGGCTATCTTTATTTTCTTGATAGTATTTCCACTTTGCTTGATTCATTTTTTCTGGAAATGAATCTTTTTGGTTCCGCGCCTTCATGTGGATATCTCCTATCTTGAGGATACACAGGCGGGGTGACGCTGATACAAACAGGGGCAAGGTATCTCCACCCTGGAACCGATATTCGATGAGTTCCCACGACTCATCGGCGGCGGTGAATCCGCATTTTTCAGCATTCTCGGCAGTGATAGCCATCCCTACCACCCGACGAAATTCACCATTCACTTCCACTGGATCGGCTACGACCATAGTCTGCCCATACGGGCGAATCCGAACGGACTCAATAAAATCACCGCCAGAGTTGAGATCGTCATAATTGGCTGTAATAGACTTTGTTGTATTGGGCATTGTATTAGGCATGGTATTTTTTCTCAGTAAGTGTAAGTTTTTAGTATGTTTTAGGGACTTTACCACCTGTCCAGCAGATGAGATCATCTAGCGATCGCAATGAGCATTCGCAAAGTAGTCACCAAATAAATCTTTTTTCTGGATTCCAAATTCCTAAGACAAACTTCAACATCTTTTTTGTTGAGATGAGTTTTTTCTGCGATTTGTTCGAGATTCATCGCGCAATCACCGCTTTTGATTAATTGCATGATTCTATTTTCTTCTTGATAATAATTTGACATGGCTATCCATTTCAAATGATAAAGAGAGTAACTCGTTTAATGTCCGCTGTAAAGTTTCCGTTGGTGCAGTTTCCAGCCTTACGTTTAATCTAGGGATTATTATGGCTACGGCAAACAATTCAAAAATTAAATCACTTTTTTGCTGATTTAATTGTTGCACTGTCTCAATGTAGTCGATTAAAGTCCGCCTATCTTCGACTCGATAAATCTCTCTGCGGTATTTTTCCGCAGCGAATAACTGCTCGATCGTCAATTCCATTTTACTAACCTCCTCTTTAGGTGAAATCTAGGCTGAGTTGAACGTGACCAAGGGTAGCCAGTCTTGTTTCAATTTCGCTCTTGATATTCCCCGTCAATTTGCTGCTGGATTGCAATAAATCTTCGCCGACTCGTTTTGTCTTGGTCAGCAGAACATTAAATTTCTGGAGAGACTGTAACGCCTTGCCGCCAGGTTCAACGGATTTATTTTTAATTGCTTCTCTGACAACTTCTACCTCGATCTGATTGGCAAGCATTTCCTCTGCCGCCATTAATTTTTCGGTAAAAGATTGGACACTTTCAGTGTCATCCACATTGACGGACTCCTCTAAGTCAGAGGCGATCGACAACAAGATTTCTTGCGTTTCTTCGTTTTGTTTGTCGATCGTTTCAACCACTTTCGCCAAGTGTTTACAGACGATTGCCCCTTGTCTTCCATCCATTCCTACTGCTACTTTTGCGATCGCTCCCAGTTGAGATGTCCCAACTGTTGCAATATTTTGGAGTTTTTTCAGCAACTTGGTCGTTAGGATGCCTTCTGCTTGTTGCTGAAATAGTTCAACAACTTGAGATTTTATTCTGTCTTTGAGCTTCAATAATTTCAACAAAGCTTCGTGAGTAATGCTTGCTAAGTTTAAATCTTCATTGTTTTTAAGCCAAAAGTACGACTGGCACATCGTGTCAATTTTCTTTTGTGTCAGTTCTGCAAACCAACCGCCCCTCGCCCGCAGTTCTTTAAGCAATTGCTTTTCTTCCACCCGTAGAAGTAGAGAATTAACAGCTTCCACTAAAAGCTTGCATTTTTGATAGTAAGCTAGGTTCATTTTCGACTCAGGGTTATTGATTTCATCGTTTTGATGATTTTGATGATTTCTTGCCACGCTACCACCGTTAAATTGACGATCGTACTCTTGGTTGATTACTTGAGCCAGCATGATTGTTTCCCTTTGTTTGATTTACTGTTTTAGGCAGTCCCGGAAAAACCGGGACTTTGTTTTTTTACGAACCTTTTTTGATTTCTTCGAGTTTTTCGAGTTTTTTGATTAAAGCCTCATTGCCTTTCTTGAGTTCGGCGTACCCGATTTTGAGGGTTGTTCCAAACTCCTCGTCAACCAGGAGCCTTAGCAACCCATTCTTACGGCAAAATTGGATTAACTGAGCGCGTACCTGGCATTCTTTAAGTGTGGGCTTTAATAGTTTTTCGTATGCCTTGACATGGGCGCACTTTTTCCCGTACTTATAAGCAGCGCAGTCGCACTCTGTCTTGATGTCACCTGCAATTATTTCGTGAAAAGATACCTGATTATTGGCTTTTTCTCGAATCACCGAATACAAAACGTGATGCATTTTGTATTCGGTGGGGAATACCCAGAAGTATTCCCCATCAATTACGGCGTCGGGTTCTCGGCTAGGCGCTTGAACAACAAGAGAAGACAGCATTACAACGTAATGACCGGAATAACCTTCTGTTAAGGTGGGAACGTAACGACAGTCCCACTCATGCACCTGATGTTCTACTGCGTTTATGTGATGAACCCATCCCGGCTCATCCTCTGTGCGCGGTTCTTTTCGCACGACTTTGATCTTTGGGGAGACGTGGTGATAAATGTGATCCGTTTGGGTAAATTTCCCCAGCAAATCACCCTTTTTTCCCTGCAAAGACTCAAGTCCCATCTCTTTGGCTTCATGCTCTGGCGCAAATACAAACACTAGCGTCTCTGACTGAAGACCATTGTCTAAATCCCGATAATACTGATTTTCTACAGGCTTGTAATTGCTCCGTATGTAACTGGCGACTTCTTTCCAGCCATTAAATCGGTAAACCATCTCGGATATAATGACCTGATAGCTGTCTCCGCTCTTGTAGAGTGAAATCTCCGCAAAACGGACTTTATGAGGATTGATATGCAGTATTTCCCCAAAATGAGGAAACTTAATAAATTTTGCCAAAAAAGCAGGAATGTAGCTGACTTCGTAGAGGGATGCCACAACTTTTTTGTGTCCCCAGTTTTTCTCCACCCATACTTTCTTGGGACAAAGATTTTCTTTGATCCAGAACTTATAATCTTGCCACTCGGTCAGCCCTTCGGGGGGATACGCAGCAGGCAAGTTAAATTTTTTGTCCTCAAAATCGTATGTGTCTGTAGCTGCTGTGGCTGTGTCAATCTTCTTCTTCAGTGCATCCAATATTGAGGCTCTAGTTCCTGATGCGGATACGCCTGCCGCTTTTGCGTAGGCTCTCAATTGATTCCAACCTAGAGACTGGATTTCTTCCCAGTCAGGTGCGGTAAACCCACCGTCGCTTGATTGAGATATGTTAGAATTGACTTGATGAGAAAATTCAGATAACATAATTTAGTTAGCTTCTCTGTTTTTAAGTTTGCAGATTCCTGAGATTTAGCGAAGGAAACGGATTGGAATCCGCTTGCAGGCTTAACCACAGGTTGTTTTGAACACCCATCCCGGTTCGGTCGCCAAACTTTTCCGGGATGGGTTTTTAATTCATGTTTTTTATGATACACGGTCTACCGTACATCGTCAACTCCTTTAGGCGACAATTTTAATTTTTTTTATCCGCTGACTCAGATCCTTCTCCCCACAAGGCTTTTGTCGCTTATTAACTCTTTGAGAATTTTGGATCGCTGCAATCCATTCCATATCACCACCAGTCCCATCTTCATTCAATAGGTTGAGCAGTTTACGCGCCCGGTAGTTCGTCTCTGCTGTTAGGTGCGGTTCGGAAAGCCCAGCACACCAATCTTGTACTGTTCGGTAAGAGACGCCTAATAGATGCCCAAACCCTACCTGAGTCAATCCTGCTTTTTTTATCAGATACCGCAAATCATAGTCTGGATCGCTGATTGGCTTTTTTGCCATCACTTTTTCGATCTCCTTAATTCCATATTTTTTACAACCAGATCGCCCAGAGAGCAAAATTTTTAGGTCGTAAACCGATAACCCTAGGATTTCCCCTAGGGATTGCCACTGGTCAAGAGTTAACCTCCATTCGACCTTTCCCCCTATCCAGTTAAAAACAGTCTGGTTAGACGGTGGCTTGCCCAATTTTTTGTCCTCCCACACCTCAAATATGTATAGGTGTAAATGGCTAGGTAGTATCTGCCGCTTTTGCAAGTATAACTCAAAATGATTTGAATTGGAATCGATGTTCATGGTATGATCCTTCTTGTGCAAAACCGAGAGGGATGAGGCGACTATGCCGCCCCATTCCTCTCGCTCCTATCAAAGCAGGGGATTATGAAAATCCCATGAATGAGCAAAGATCAGTAGTTTTTCGGATGTCCCCTGCTTTATTTCTAGAATAAAGAATAATTTAAGATTCGTAATAAAGATTTGTGTAGCTTAAACTGAAGTCATTCCGACTTTGAGTGCTTTATCGCAAACCTGAAATAATTGAAGCGGATACAGAAAATGTCGATTTTACGTTACAAAAGTGCTTAAAAGCAAAATGATCTTAAGGAAGCGGCTACGGGTCATTTTGCTTTTATCTAGCGGGCTTATTTCCTTATCTAGCGTGTAAGCCTCAAGAATAACCCATATCTAGTGGGTAATCTCTAAAGATAAGGATAATTGAGTGAAGTTTGGTAGCGAGATCGCTCGTTCAACTGCTTGGGTCTTTTTCTCGGAAATCCCCCAGTAGGCAGAAGCTTGGCTTGAGTTCCACTCCAGGCATCGAAAGTCAGCTTCGGGTAATTGGCGAATATCTAGCGCTTTTGTCTCGCAACCGAGGCACTTAATAATTTCATCGCCCAAACACTTGGACAGCATAGGGATTATGGCATTACCGATTTCTCTAAATCCATGCCAGATTGTCCGGTGGAAATGAAACCAATCTGGGGAAGTGTGCAATCTTGCGGCTTCACGAATTGTAATACATCTCGGTTCCCGGTAGTGAATTGGCCGGGGGCGGTGTGCGATCCTTTTCTGCTCCAGTACCCGCTCCACAGCCTGAGAATAAATCGATCGCGATCGGTCGTTGCATTTTTTACTCTATTTATTTATTGTCAATACTTGCATATTGTACATTAAAGTTTAACAAACTTGTTTTTTTGATTTTAAACAATTAGACAAAAGTATAATCAATATTGACAGTGTATTTATTTTTTCTTATTATTGAAAATAAATTATAGCTTTAGCAGCATTTTTGCTCAACACAATGAAAGGAAAGTTAATTGTTTTTGAAGGCATTGAAGGCAGCGGTAAAACCACTCAAATCAAACTAACTCAATCATGGCTACAAAGTCAAGGGTATTCGGTTGAATGTACACGCGAACCAGGTGGCACCGAGTTAGGTCAGCAAATAAGGCAAATATTATTAGATTCCAATCAGGCGGTTTCTAATAAAACTGAATTATTACTTTACATGGCAGATCGCGCACATCACATAGAAACCAAGATCATCCCACTCTTAAATGAAGGCAAGATTGTTTTATGCGATCGCTTCATATACTCGACTCTTGCTTATCAAGGATTTGGCCGGAGGATTCCTGTAGGCTTGATCGATCGACTTAACTATTTTACTTGTGCTGATGTTTCTCTTGATTTAATTTTCTGGCTAGACATATCACCAGAAAAAGGTATTCAGCGAGCAAAGTCAAGAAGTAAGCTAGATCGGATGGAATCTGAAAGCTTATCCTTTCATCAAAAAGTTTGCAGCGGATATGGCAAGATATTTGACAATTTAGACATAGTTCATAAGATAGATGCGGAAATGCCCGCCGAAGATGTCAACATAAAAATACAAGCAATTTTAGCTCAATACTTAATATGAAGAAAGAGAAATCAGGATACTGGCTTTTTCGGGAAACTTTATACATTGTGGGTGACTTTAGTTACGAAGATTTTACAAATAATCGTCCATTTTGTAAATTTTCAGGTTATTGTTTTTTAAGTCATCCTAGATGGAGAAAAAGCGATTTACAGTGGCGGCAAGTCATAAAAAACGGCAAACAAATATCTTGTTTTTTGTCGCCACACAAGAACTGATCGCAAAACTTTGTTAAAATTACAGTTATCACCTACCACTCTGGAGTTACCTATGAAATTTACTTGCAAACAATCTGATTTTAATGTAGCGCTATCTGCCGTCAGCCGCGCTATTCCTTCTCAGCCAAGTCATCCGATATTGGCTAATATTTTGATTAAAATAAAAGAAAAACAGTCGATTCAAGTGATGGCTTATGACTTGAGTCTGGGTATTTTTGCGACTTTTCTTGCTGAAGTAGAAGACGATGATCGAAGCTGCATTACTTTACCAGCTAAATTATTGACTAGCATAGTGTCTCACTTATCTGATGAAGATATTACCTTAGAATCTTTGCCAGGAACAAATATAGTGGAGATTACTAGCTCTACAGGAAAATATCAAATTCAAGGTCTGGATGCCGAAGAATACCCCGCCTTACCTGATGTCAACAATCAAAATTCTTTGACGTTACCAGTTGAATTTTTTAATCAGGGATTAAATGCTGCATTATTCGCTGTTAGTCCGGATGAAACAAAGCGGGTATTGACAGGATTGCATTTAATTGTTTCTCTCGAAAGATTAGAATTTGCTGCCACTGACGGCCATCGACTCGCAATGATTGAGATACCTAGAGATGTCGATTCAATTGAAATGGAAGACGCAGATTTTTTTGAGGCTACAATTCCAGGTCGAGCATTAAAAGAATTGGCAAAGATAATTGGCTCAAGTAATGCCGAATCTTTGTCCATAGCATTTGAATCAAATCAAATCGCTTTTGGCATTGGAGAACAAAAAATGATCAGCCGAATTCTTAAGGGCAAATACCCAGATTATAAGCAATTGATACCCACTCAATTCAATAAAACAGTGACAATTAATCGAAAAAAAATTATTGGCGCATTAGAGCGAATTTCGATTTTGACTGCAACTTGTGCTCTTTTGCGTATCAGCGAATCGGATCAGTGTGTTTATGTTACCTCTGAAGCTAAAGATATCGGCATTGGAGAAGAAATCGTTTTTGCCCAAGTAACAGGAGGCGAACTAAGTTTAAGCCTTGCCCCTAAATACGCCATTGAATCTTTAAAGCACTTAGAGGCAGAAGAAGTGCAAATTCATATTAACTCTGCTAAATCTCCAGTTGTTTTTACCCATCTAACTGGAGCAAGTGTAGTTCATCTGTTAATGCCTATCCAATCGCGATCGCTATAATTCTATAATTTACGCTATATCCAAAACTAATCAGCCTTTCAATCCTGCCCTAAGCAAAACAGGCAGGTTTTTTTGTGCTAAACTTAATTTATTGGGAAATAGTTTTAGGTGTCAACATGGATCCTATTGCCACAGAAAAAATACTGAATAGCGCTTTTAATCAAATAAATAAATTAAAATTTCTCGAAGAAAACCCATCGATGGCTTGCATCATAACCGATTCGCATAACAATATACTTTGGGCAAATACCGCTTTTCTTAATTTTGTTAAGTTTTCAATAGAAGAACTTTTGGACAAGCCTTTTGATTCTTTAAGAACAAGGGGCTCTGACTTTGTTGAACATAAATTAAAAGAAACTTTAAAGACAGATTATACTGCAAGTTTAGGCTTAACATTACGGACAAAAACAGACAGAGAATTTACGGTATTTGCCACAATTGTTCCTCTCAATTCTGACAATAATCGATACTTTCTGTATGTTTTTAGTTTTTATAGCGACAGAGTTAAAAATTTACTCAATTCGATGCATGAAAGTTTCAAGCAGTTAACCGGCAGTCCTTGCGTTGTTTTCATAACTTTGTCATCTTTTTACCCGTACACTGTGGAACTAATTACCAATAATTGCTTTTTGGAATTAGGGCAAGACTACCAACTAATTCAAAGCAAATCGATTCTAGAGTTCACCGAAAGTCAGGATAAAAATATACTGATTGAATCTTTTGAATCTTTAATCTTAGGACACAGTAAACTAGAAACATTAACTATTGGGTGGTACTATTCAGCAGGGAACAAGAAAGTGCTCGATTTACTTATTCAGTTAGACGAAGAAGATAAAAAACATTTCTATGTGTTGGCCGCGCCTTCAACGAATGATTATGCGAGAGAGGAACAGGCTCTATCCGAACTAAAAGAAATAAGCTATTTACCCCAGTCGGCACTAAGTAAAATCGAGATCATTGAAGAATGCTTAAATCATCAAAGAAAAGTGGAAGAATTTCAGGATAGACAGGCAAGATATCTTCAAGATTCTTTGGATCAACTAAGACAAGAATTAGATGACACTAAAGATCATTTGTCTGGCATATATCTCGATGTAATCGCCGTGATAGAAGATTGGAAATCAAGAAATAAGCGTCAAGAAAAAAGAATAGAAAAAATCAAGGATTTTTTGATAAAAATCCTTGAATCTCCTACTAATATTGTTGCAATAGTTACTCTTCTCACTATTTTGTTTGTCGAGGGATTACTGTTTTTTGCTCCAGAAGGTTCACGGCTTAAAAACGCACAAAAAGAAATGACAGATTTTTTAGAGAAAATTCTAAAGTGAATTTTTACCTTGTTTTGCTGGATATCTGTTTCCGTAGGTGCCACCGGGTAGCTCTATAATATCTGGCACGGTAATAGCATTGCCGTGAGAACCTAAGCTTAAACCTCCGCCATTCAAAAAGAATAAGATCGAAGCAAGTAAACCTAGCAAACTAAGTAATTTCATATATCAATGCCTCAATCAATCTTATACTATCCTCGGCCCCTCTTTTGGCGCTTTTGCTGTCTAATGCAATCTTAAATACTTTTGATCCATAAATAGCTGCTATGTCGCTATTTTGTGCATAAAATTCAATCCTATGCCACCAACCGTCAGGATGAATATATTTGTAGTTAGATGGCTGATCGAATGTTTCCTTGAATCCAATCTTTTTTAGTATTTTTTCTTCCATGAACCACCTTTTATTCGTATGTTTTTTTTCTTTCCTGGTAAACATTAAGCAATTTTTTTAAAGACAATTGCCTTTGCCCGTAATTATTGTGAGGAAAACTTGCCCATGTTGACCCGGATTTTTGAATAGCAAGAGCAATATTTCCTTTTTCGATTAAAGGTAAGATGCCCTTGGCTTTTAGTAGTGCGATCGCCGCTCTATCTTGAGATTCTGACGTGAAATCTGGTTGAGCGTACTCGTTCCAGGTTGTCGTCAGGAATTGATAGCGTCCCGCTGCACTGCTACAAAGATCCCTTCCGTTGTATTTTCGGCAAATTACCCGGTCGGGGTGTTTGTCGAAATTTGTAATTTGTTCGTACCCGTAAGTTATTTCGTACCCATCAGGTCGCAGAGTTCCCTCTGCATAGGCGATCGTGTCCAGGAAAGCTGCAATATTGGGGCTTAATCCTTTAAGAGCAACTTTTGTGCCGTCATATTTTGCAGATGATTGTTGTCCAGGCGTAGCAGAAAATGGTTTCAGAGAAAATTGAATTAACTTCCTTGAAGGATCTCTTGATTCCCAATCCCCATTTACGAGAATTTGTGACTCGATATGCAGATGTGGGCCAGTTGAGCCGCCTGTATTGCCTGTCTCTGCAATTTTTTGTCCAACCTTGTAATTACCAGTATTACAATTATTCAAGTGAAAATGCCTTACTCTATATTTACCTCTATCAAAAGTGAAAACTGAGTATATTCCAGCCAAACCGGGCTGATTAAAACACTCGTTTTTCCCATCGGCTACGGCATAAATTGGAGTTCCAATTGGAGTTGCAAGGTCAGAACCGTTGTGAAATTTTTGCGCCTTTGTGATTGGATGAATTCGCCAACCTCTAGGGCTTGTTACTTCGTATCCTGCCACATAACTACCTTTTGGCGGTTGTTCTCCGTTGATATTTAAGTGGCTTAAAGATTGCTTGTTTTTCTGTTTCGTTTTTTTTGTTTTGTCGCCAATAATGTCAAAAAAAACTCGAAACTCAAATTCCCTAATATCTTTAAGCACATCTTCAACTGCTTCGATTTTTTCTATAATTGGTTTAATTTTTTGTCGATGAAAGTTATATCCATTATAACCAACCAATCCGATCAATCCAACTACTATCAGCGTCTTAATAGAAAGTTTTTTCTTTTTGGCAGCAGAAACAGGGGAAAATTGCTGTATTTGTTCGTTTTGGGTATAACGATTTTTTTTAGCGTCTTCCCCCGCTTTCAACTTAAATTCGATCTCCATCATTATTATCTCCTGATACTATCTCCTGGGGCGGGGGATTTCTTTGATCGGTTTAACCTCTTGAATTGTTTCCACCTTGACCCGATCAAGCCCTATTCCGTAACCATCACGAAATATCATTAGGGAACAACCATTCAGTATGAATAATAATCCGCCAATCATTAATCCGTATCTTCCTAGAAGCTTTCCAAAGTTAAAATAAACCTGAGTATGCTCTTGTCCGGCTCTGTCTAGCTTCACCGAAAGCTTTCCTCCAGGTGCAGATTGTTGAGGCATTGGGTATGTCGGATAAAATGGAGCGTCTCTTTCTTCTGTTGGTCTAGCCATTTATTTTTCTCCTTTAATTATTTTCTGCATTCAGGATGAATGGACCTTTCTTCGGGTGGAATGGAGGGACAATTGTATTGAGGCTGCGCTTCTTTAATGTCGATAAGTTCAAAATATTGAAATTCATCAATATTTCCTTCTACGCAAGCAATTGTTCTTTCTGTTATTTGATTGCTAGATATTTTTGACACCATGTACAACAAGTATCCCGACTGTCCTGTGTTGGTAAGGCAAGGTATTGGTGCATAAAGCGAAAGTATTAACATGGGCAGCATTGTGTCCTCCTTTAATCAAGCTATTGGTTCTTGCGACTGCAAAAGCTTATTTAATTCTTGTCTTTTCACAGTTTCTTCCTGGTGATATTTGGAAAAAGGAATGGATTTGTACCTGGAAAAGTCGTAAGTGGCTTTTTTCGACTGACTTCCATCGGGTAATTGATAAGATGTGATTTTTACGCAATCATTTGATGGCAAAATCGTAGGTATTTTTACAAGGCGATTAACGTCTTCTCCATTGTGAGAATAAGTAATCAAACATTCGCCCGCACATCTTAGTCCACCATCAATCTTTTTGTCCTGTTTGGCTTTAGTTTGAATTCTAGTAAATTGACGATTAAAAACGTCTTTTTTGCCCGCCAAAGCCTTGCCCAACAAACAGGCAACAGTGTTACCGTGTCCGCCGAAATAAACTCGACAATTCGTTTGTCTTAAGTTTTGAGTAATTACTTTTACTAGCCTCCTTGAGACTACCTCTAGTTCAGGGTTGTCGCCCCAAGAGGTGATTTCGTCGCATATCAGAATAACTGTAGGCAAGTCTTCCGGAAAATAAGCTTGTCCATTGGGGTAAAATCTTCTGTACTTTAATCGTTCGTCACTCTCATTGCAAAATTTGTTAAGAGCTTGGTTTATGGACAAATAATCGTGATTGATTCCCGCTATTTCAATCCCATTTACCCATCCAGAGTAGGCGAATGGAGAGACAATCAATACAATATTTCCTTTCTTAAGGTGTTCTTCTGCAAGCCATAGAAGCTTAGAAGTTTTTCCGCCACCTTGCTGACCGTATAGCAAAATAGCTAATTCGTCGGACCATTTTCTGTAATCCAATGCCGGGTGTTCTAATTCTTCTTCTGCTGAAAAAATCCAATTTTGTGGATCATCAAATGATCGATTTTCTTCCCAGGGATCCGCATTTAAATTGTCTGGATCGGGATAGTTATACCCAATATTTTCAAAATCAGCACTGGGAGAAATGTATTCAGGGTTCTGTTGCTGTTCCTGACTGGAGATTGGGCGATTCACGGGCGGTGCAGCCATACTATGTCGAGCAGAAGCCGATCTCTCCGATCCTTGTTTGACCAACCCATCTACTCCAACCCATCCCAAGCCTACTGAAGCAATTCCAGTTACTCCAGCAATGAATTGCAGTAAGCTTTTGTTTGGATTGAGGACATATTTTATTGTTGGCTGATTTAATACATTATCAGCGATCGATGGGATAGCCATCAAAGAGTTCGCCTTATTTAATAATGCAAACATTACCACAATCAAGGAGAGAGAACTTGATAGCAGCAACAAGCTAATTGTCTTCGTTGACAACGGAGCCGTCCGGACTAACATACATCATTGCCTCCTGTTTTATTTGCTGTTTTAAGTCGTGCAATTGCGCCGTTGTTTCCTCTTTACCCAGTTCAGCTTGTACAACTAGATTAGAGTCGGCAAAATTATTTATATTCTGGATTAACTTTTGCGTCTCGATAGCCGTTTCTTGCTCGACTACTTGCCCGATCTGAGCCTGCGATACCAGCGCTTCTGTATATGACAAAGCAATGATTTGCAGCATAGATTCTGGTAGTACAAGAGATTTTTGCTTGTTTTCCTCTGTGGAAAAATAACTAACAACGATGCCCTTTTCCCCACCTTTCTTGGTAGTAATATCGTCCACTTCTGCTGCTAAAGCTAATTGAGTAGCGTTGGTTAGCAGTGATCGCATAAGCGCGGTTTGGACATCTTGACGATAGTTTGGGTGAGAAGGATCTTTGATTTGTTCCTCCACCTTTTCTCGGATTTCAATTCCCGCGTTTACGGTCGCCAACTGTTCCAGACCCCCGCCTTCAGTTGTGACAGGGCTTAAATTTGTTGTATTTAGCGATTCCAGGATCTCTCGATACTTAGCGGCCATTTCTTCCCTGGCTTGTTCGACAGCGGCTTCTTGCGGATCTGTTTCCGTTATTGGCAAGGATGGCGGCGGCTGCATTTGAGAGGCAAACCCTATTGCCGCCAATCCCGCGAATCCTGCTTTCCACCACCATTCAGTTTCTTTGGTGAATGCCAAAGATAAAGGGTTTTCGGTAATTATTACAGCAGCCATATTTTCCTCTCTTAAAATAAGTATGGATAAACAATTTCTGCTTCTACGGTTTGTTCCGACTCATAAGGATAAGTCCGGAACTTAGCCCGAATCTCACCTAAAAAGAAAAAGCCAAAGCTATTCACGACAGCGGCTATTTCAAAAAAGGATAGCCAAGGAATTAAAGATTTTAATCCCAGTGAAATGAATGTGAGCAAGCATAAATCAATTGCTCGGTCTATGTTAGGATAGGTCAGTTTTTTTAAGAGTTTCATTGGTGACAAACGCTCCTGAAGACAGTAAAGATAATGCTACTGGGAGTAGTGATTTAATCGAATTATTATTAATGTTTTGAGTCACTACTCCCAGCATTGCGGCAAAAGCAGAGATAATAGACAGTTGAATCAATTTATTCACTGTGTATCGCTTGCTTACTATTAAAATAGTGTTGATTGTGGCAGCGATTTCGTCGCTAAGTTCTCCTGACCTTGAAGTAAGTGTTCGGTCGATTGTGTTTGGATTGGCATCAGTTGACTCAACTTGGTGCTGAAGAACTTGTCCGTTCGCGACTTGGATTGATTGCTGAACTCCCCCATTGTTCTGGCCCAGACTTCGGTGGCAGTGATTTGTGCTGCCACTGCTTGTATTTGCCCAAGGCGTGTGCCGAAATTTACTCCTTCTTGCACTGCGGCTTGAAGACTTCTTTCATAAAGCTGATCTGATAAGACTTTATTTTGTGCAGCAACTTGCTGTAGCTCCTCAAACGGATCTGCCGTTGCCTGTCCGATTTGATGGGACTTTTGGTGCTGAGATTGCTGGGATTGTTCCTGATGAGATTTTCTTGCATCAATCAATCCTTGAGCGATATCGTTAGGGATTTCCTCGGCATTAGGATCAATCCCAGAAAGTTGAGAGAGAATTTGAGTTAGAACTCGATCTGATTGCAGTCCTAGATTTTGCAGTAGTTCTTTTCTTTTCATTACCCTTGATCTCCTGTAGATAATCAAATTCGTTGATGATTTGTGATTCGGTGTATCGGAGAACTCCGACATTTTTTAATATGTCTTCTTCGCTGGGCAGTTTCCTGTCTTTGTCACATTTAAACATTTCCCAGGAAAATGCTGGCTTGCTCAATAAAATTGATGTTTTTAACTTTTTGTGATTGATTTTATTGGTTCCAGGAAACCGAAAATATCTTCCTAAACATAGGGTTAAAAACCAAGCCAAATATCCGTCATCGTCCCAAGTATCTATTCTTTGATCTGCATAGATTAAAGAAACTTGTTTTAAGGATAGAACAATCGGGAAGTAATCATCGATTATTCGAGCAATCGCCCGAAAGTCTGTTTGATAAATTTTCGTTAACTGGCTTTTTGTTGGGACCGCCTCTTTTGTCGGAACCTGAATAAAGCCATCGCAAAAATCTACATAGCTAATATTTGAGTTCAATGTGCAATTTTTTATTTCCTCTTGCGCTTTACACAAACAACCATATTTCACGCACCAAAGGAATCGCAAGGGTTTTTCTACAAATGTCAAAAAATTTTGGTCGTAACGGGGATTAAGATTGCTCAAAGTATTGAAACTTCATAAAACCCATTTAGACAAATGTCTAAATGCCCTTGATCTTTTGGTTTGATTGGCTAAAATAAAAAAAGAGTCCCCGGCTAGGAAATTGGGACCCAAGCCGGGGACTAGACCTATTACAGTCTTGATCGCCATGATAACACAAAGATCGCATCTGGATATCTGGATGAAAAAAATATTCACTTTTGAATCTCAATTTCAGAACAGGGTCGTTGACCTTATGAGGGGCTACTGGCAAAGAGATAGTCGAGGGTTGCGTAAGGCCCTCAAGTCATCCGCTACGCTGCCACCTTGGTACAAAACCCTAAGCAAAAAAGTCTTGCCACCTTCTGAATTTACTTTGCAGCAATTTATCGCTTGCTGGCCAGAGGATGGATGGAGCGAGGAAAATACCCAAAACAATCTAAGGATTTTGGCTGAATTGCTAGAATTAAAAGAGAGAGATGGTACTCCAAAAGATATTAAAACAGTGGTTGGCTCTTTGCAGCAAGACCTTAATCGCAATGGCAAGACTTTTGAGAATTGGCAAATTCCCTATGAGAGGTTGTGTATATTGTGGGGAATCCACCGCGAACGAATTCTTCAAAAGTGGAGAGATGAAGAGGTCATCAACAAATTTGACGGACGAGTGGCTTAAGATGAATCTAAGAACTAAAGAAATCAACGATATTTTTGAATTGATCAATACTGGCAACAATGTTTCTCTTATTGGAGCAAGCGGACATGGCAAAACATGGCTTCTTCGTCAAATCCATCAACTAGCAATCACTGGACTGATACTAGAACAAAGAACACCAATTTATTTGACCCTTCAAGCTGTTGAGAACGATCAAGAATTCTTTTCTTATTTGTGTAAGGATATCAACTGTTTCGACAACTACGGACAAAGCGTTTGTTGCTCTTAATAGATGAAGTTGATAAATTTTTGGAGGGCAATTTTTCAACAGAAATAGAAGACAAGCTTCGCTGCTTATCCGAAGAGCAAAACGCTCCAATTAAATTGATTTTAGCGTCAAGAAATTCTTTGGATTTGGTATTTGCACAAAGACAGGTTTCACCTCTTGTTAATATTTGTTTTCAGGTTGCCATTTCTCATTGGAGGTAAAAGATGTTGAACTTTGTCAAAATTAAGTCAGAAAATGGTAAAATCAAAAACATTGAACAGATCGGTATTGATCAATTCAGATTGACTTACGATAACGGAAGTCAAGAAATGATCAGACACCCTTTTTCTGTTGGTGTCGAGAAAGGGGTTAACGGATGGTACTGGAGAGTCGATACCCCGTTTATTGTTTATTTTCCTTAACTTAAAGCCATGAAATTTCCCTCATTGACTGGAGCGCCAGTTTTTTTTCGCACTTACTCAAGAAAGCTGAATGGAACCTTGGAATTAGAAACACCAGAAGAAACGATCGCACGTTCTCTGACGGGGACGGATAGCGAAATTCTTACAGAGGAAGAAAGGCAACTTTCTTTGGAGTACGGGTTGAAATTGTATAGCCTGCCTTCGGGTCGCCGGTTGTGGTTTGGCGGCACGGAGAATAGCAAAAAACCAGAAAATGTTCCTGGGCTATATAACTGTAATTCCCTAGACCCAAGAACTCTAGGTTTAGATGTTTTTCGCCTATGCTTTGATCACCTCATGCTGGGATGCGGTGTAGGAGTTGTGGTAGAGCGGGAAGCGATCGCGGCACTGCCCGCAATCAATAATTTGATTGAAGTTCAAATCGCCCGTCCCATTCCTCAGAGAAAAGAATGGGAGTCTGCAATAAAAAAAGAGAATACTTTCATTTTATCAATTTCTGGGAGTCATTATCAAATAATTATTGGTGACTCTCGAAAAGGCTGGATTGATGCGTATATGGGATTGCTGGAAATTGCTATAAAACCAAAGCAGTCTCACCCAATTACTGTTGAATTTTTCTTTAATTTTGTGCGGCCTAAAGGAACTCCGATCAAGGGGTTTGGTGGCACTGCCAACCCATCTATGTTGCCTCAGCTATTTATTAAAATTGCAAAAATCCTTAATAAAGCATTTTTGCGAAAGCTGACATCAGTAGAGGTTTGTTTGCTTTTGGATGAACCGGCATCTGTGGTTGTGAGCGGCAATGTTCGTCGATCTGCGGGTATTCGGCAGGGAAGCGCCGAGGATTCGGGATTTGGCCAAGCAAAGCTGTATTTATGGCGTGAGGATGAGAATGGTAATTGGTCGATTGATCCAGAGAGAGACGCCCTCAGAATGGCAAATCACACACGAGTATTTCATCACAAACCCATGGAAGCAGAATGTATTGAAGCCGTTCAGCAACAATATTATTCGGGAGAAGGGGCGATTCAATATGCTCCAGAGGCGATCGCCCGTGCGAATGCTGATATCCTGACCGATAACCAACTTAAGCATAATTTTTTAAGATACCTGGACGTTTACGGAGCCGAAGGATGCCGTAATTGGCTAAAATCTCGCCACCCAGAAATGAGCGATCAGGAAATAAATCACCGATTAAATCGGTATGCGCTGAATCCCTGCGCGGAAATAATAGGATCGAATTTTTTTTGCAATTTGTCGGAGATTCATCTGAACCGACTGGCATTAGAATCAGAGGCAGTAATAGAAGAAGCTTTTCGGGTCGGCGCTATTAATGCCTGTCGGCAATTGACCCAAAAATTCCAACACCCCCAGCTACAGTACAGTCGGGAAATCGACCCTATTGTGGGCATAAGCTTTACCGGATTATTCGACTTTTTTGTTGTCAAGTTTGGCGCAGACTATTTGCGATGGTGGAGCAAGGATCGGTGTTCTTCTTTCATATCCAACAACCCCGATGCACCTCAGTACAATCTGGCGGTTTTTTTTCGTGATCAAGAGCGAATTTGGCTTACCAAATTTCGGCTGTGGGCGCAAAAGTACGTCTGGGATTTTTGCGATCGCCACGGGTTAAAACGTCCCAACCGTTACACCACCGTTCAACCCAGTGGCACTAAATCTCTTTTGACTGGAGCTTCTCCCGGTTGGCACCCCCCGAAAGCCACTCGTTATATTAGGAGGATCACCTTCCGCAAAAACGATCCGGTAGCCTTAGCCTGCATTGACTATGGCTACAACGTCATCCCCTCCCAGTCCGATAAAGATGAAAACGGTCATCTACTTGACGATCCTTACGATTTTCGTTGCAACGAATGGTTGATTGAGATTCCTGTTAAAGTTGCCTGGGCAGAATTGGCAGATGAGGTGAATTTTTGTCCCAGCAAAATCAGTGCCTTGGCTCAATTTGATTTTGCTATGGGTGTGCAAAATTATTATAGTACGCACAATACCAGTGCGACGATTGAGCTAAGAGAGACAGAAATTAAGCCATTGGGAAAAAGAATTTTTCAGGCAATTAAAAAAGATGAGGGGTATGTATCTTTTGCTCTCCTTTCCCGCTTTGATGATCATCAAGCGTTTCCCCGATTGCCGTTTGAACCAATCTCAGAAGATACATATCGCGATCGCCTGAATCGAATTACTGCTACCGAAGAATATTTTGATCAACGAGTACAATACCATCTAAGGACACAAGAGTTTGATTATCATGGACCTGCGCCATGTGATTCTGATAAGTGTCTGATTGGATAAATTATTGTTTTTCTTGAGAAATATGAATTTTGACACTTATCAGTCAATGGCGATTAAGACCGCTTTTTACCCGCACGGAGTCAATTATCCTGCTCTTGGTTTGGCAGGCGAAGTTGGGGAAGTAAGTGAATTGATTAAAAAATCAATTCGAGACAACGCGCCTCTTGATATTCAAAAGCTAAAGTTAGAACTGGGAGATGTTTTGTGGTACTTAGCTATTATTGCCTCAGAGCATGGAATTTCGTTGTCTGATATAGCCATTGCCAACATTGAAAAGCTAAGAAACAGGCAAAAAAATAACACTTTATCTGGCAGCGGAGATTATCGATAAAGTGTTGACTTTGTGCTTTTGATTGGGTTACAATATAAAGGTTGTTTACCGAGAAAGAAGGTGACAGCAACCGGAGAATCAACCGACTACAAAAGAGTAGTCGGTTTTTTTTGCTTAAATAAGCATTAATCCTTAATAGATTCATTTATCAAGATAACAATTTGTTTCATTAAGGATGCGCTAACAATACTTATTTTGATGTTGTTCCTTAACAACTCACAAATAACACTAATAAGTGTTCCGAAATCATCTCCGCACAGCAAGTCAAAATTGTGGCAATATTTTTCAACAATAACTGTTAAAAGCGGCGCGAACCAATAGGTCGATGAGGTTATTTCTACCTCAATGTCGCCAAATTCTTCGGATGGTGATTCATAAGTCCATTCACAGCAGTCCAAGTCAAGAGAGTTGATTTTTTGTTCAATGATTCCAGTACCAGGCGAAACAAGCCTGTCACCGGGATCGGTGACAACGGAATAGCCGACGACTAAGGTGAATTCTAGGATTCGTCTGAGAAACGAATCGTTTGTATCCCAAGTATTTATCGACAGAGCCTTTAGGACTGGAGTCCAATATTTTTGATCTTCCGGGATGCTGACAATTATTTTCATTTTTTTACCCACAAATCCTTGAACATTCGTAATATACTTTTTCTTGTGAAATCAGACTGGAATTAGACAAACTTTTCTACTTCAATTCGTGGGGAATTGTCCACCCTGCGGGGATTGGTTTCATCGGATTTCAGTCTTTTCACTTTCATTCCTACTTCTTCTAATCGTGTTGCAATGTGTTCAGCGACATTCTTTGTGTCATAAGCACCAGAAAACATGACCGTAAACCATACTTCTCCGGTAAGTTCAAACACTCTAAATCCAGGAATGGACTCCAATTCTTGAATTACGCTCATCCCTTCGTAACCGGGATGGTACACGAATTTTATGTCAATGGTATCACTAACATGAGTGATACCCACCGATACTGAATACTTGGGCTTTAGTAATGAAATGCTCATACAGCGGTTGAATTGCAACGACAACACCATCATAGCTCACCTAATTTTAAATGTCAACAGGTAAACGTAAGTTACTTTAAATTTACTTGTGATATACTCAAGAATGACGCTAAAGGCAAAAGACTAAAATGAAAATACGATGGATGTTGCGGCACGTTATGACAGACCGCAAGATTACCAGCATAGAACTCAGTAAACAAATCAACCGGCACCCTAACTCAGTTGGTTCTATGAAAAATTCCGACAAAATGCCCCGCATTAGCGGGGAGTTGCTGGAGGATCTGTGCCAAGCGCTAAATTGCAAAGTCACGGACTTAATTAAGGAAGAGGAATGATGTCTCTTCACGGAAAAAATGCAATGATTTCATCAATGCACTATACGGATTCATTCCGGGTTATTAGCCAACCAAAAAATCAAAAGCGACTGAGCGACCTGATCGCTTCGCCCATTCTAAAAATTGAGAGGTGCTATCCACTTGGTCTGCATATTGAGATTTAGGAAACTTGGTAATCTCGTTAAGATACTCGGTCAACCAATTTTCTTCTAGCTTTGGAAGGTGTACTAAGCCAGCCTCGATCACCGGAGACTGAGCGGCAAGCCGAACCAGTTTATCCGCTGTTGGCCGAACTGGAATTATCGGGAATTTTAGTATTTCTTTTCTGCGTAAATCTTGAATAGCTGTTGTCCCGGTGCCCTTGTCCTCAATCAAGATCGCATCGGGATTATATTTTTGCGCCAAAATTTGAATTGCCCGAAGCCCTTCCGGGTATTCCAGAAATTTACGGAAAACATTAATCAAGTAATATTCGCCGTTAATTTCACCCCAAGTTGTGCAGACCCAAGGGCAATTAGTTAACTCATTTCCTTTAGAAGCTGTGTCCCAAGACTGAGTGATTTTTTCAAAGCTTTCTGGTAAATTTTCATAAAAATTAAACCAAGAAGTTTTGATCATTCCACCACCAGCAGGCACAGGATTTTGTTGTTGTTGTGCCGCATAACCATAGCTGCCAAGTTCTTTTTTAAGTTTTTCGATTACTTCCCTGGTATAGCGATCGCCCCATAGTAATTCACCTGACTCCTTGCGATGATCCGACCAAATAGAAGTAGAACAATGTCGTGCTGGGTCATATTCGGTCGCCAAGCAAAGGTGCTCAAATTTTTCATTTTCCAGCAAATATCCGGCCAAGTCATTTTCGTGCAATCGCTGCATGATAATTACTTTTGCCACTGTGCTTGGGTCATTGCCTCGCGTTGACATTTCTTGGCTCCACCAATCAATCACGGCATTTCGCATTGTGTCAGATTCGGCATCCCCCGCTTTGATTGGGTCATCTACCACGATATAGTCCCCACCCTTTCCTGTTGCAGCACCACCAACAGAGGTCGCAACCCGGCACCCGGCATTAGTATTTTCAAAAGTTAATTTTTCATTTTGATCTGAGCAAATTCTTACTTCATACCGGGTCTGATACCAATCACTTTGAATCAATCTGCGACATTTTATCGAAAAGAGATTCGATAAGCTTTGTGCGTAAGAACTAAACAGCCATTTTGAAGATGGATTGACTTCCCCCCACTCCCAGCATGGCCACATAACAGAAACCAAGGTACTTTTGCCGTGCCGGGGCGGAATATTAATAATTAAATTTCTAATTTCTCTTTTGCTTACCGCTTCTAAATGGTCGCAAATTACGTCGATATGCCAATTTCCTTGATATGGAACTCCTGGCTCTACAATAGGCCAAGCTTCTTGTACAAATTTTTTCAAAGATAATTTTTTTGCCGCATTGAATTTTTCTTTAAATCGCTGCTTAAAGAAAAATTCAATCATAAATTGATCGTAGGATTCAGCCCTTTTTTGCCAACCAAACCGCCAGTAAAGATTATTCCAGTATTCAAAGTTGAACGATCGAGCAGATAATTGCCACGCCTTCAGCAGTGTACGATCTAGCCCAAGATCGCGATATTGACAAAAACACATATATTCTACTGCTGTTTCATCCCCCAGTTTATCCCATGCCGCCATTTTATTCCGCTCCCTCATCCATTGAGTCTAGGGGTTGGGCAGACTTTAATTGAAGATACATTTCCTCCGCTTTCTGCCAGTATCTTTCGGCAATCGCTTCCGTGTTTTGAACGATCGCAATTTGCGGATCTTTTGTCAGCCCCAATAATCGATTTTCGTCGGCAACCGTTCGCCGAATTAGGTCTAAAGTTTTACTGGCTTGACTCTGATTATTTTGCATTTGAATGTAATACAGTGACCACGCTTCTCTCTCGATCGCTTGAAGCTTTATTAACTGATTATTATAGGTTTCCTCAACGCTTCTATTAAGTGCATGAATAGCACTTATTTGGTCATAGCGGCGGATCAGAGTGTGAATATTTCTGTAGGTAGTTCCCAGAATTTGGGCAACTTCCAGATAACTTTTTTGCTGAACTCGAATTAATTCACCTACTAATCGGCATTCGTCGTCTAATTCTTCTTGTGGGCGAGATGGGCGGGGCATATTCTATACTAAGAGAATGAGGATCGTTATCATTCTAATTCTAATATGTATCCATCCAGATCGTCGAGTCAGCAACAAAACCAACCTAAAAATTACAAGTGGTATAATCAACCGATCGCTTCAGGTTTAAAGCAATTGTGGGATGAAATTAATCCTTTCAATGCCGCTCCAATACAAGGGAGTCAGCGACCGATTTCTGGGGTAATTTATTCCGGAGACGAGTCAATCTATGATCGGAATTTTGACCTGGAGATCCGCGAACTTCCGGTGCGTGACGCTCAGGTTGCCAGGGAGTTGATTCACTTTAAAGAAAATTGCTCATTGGCCGCAACCGCGATCGACATTATCGCAGATCGGCTGGACTCATCTAGCGATGGGGACGACATCGGATTTATTGTGTCAAAATTCTTGGGAGACGGGACGCCAATCGATTCAGAAGTTTACGCAATTCTGAGAAATTTAATTTCCGAGGTAATTGGCGGCGACGCATTGCAACGCGCCCCCCACCAAATGCTTTATTTCGGCGATGCCTTTGCCTCAATTTCAATCAATTGGTCAAAAAAACAAATTGAGCGCCTCATGTTTTTGCCTACATGGGAAATGTTTCGGATTGAAAGCAACGATGGCATTTTGCTTGGATTTGAACAACGGACAAGTGTCGCTGATGCGGCGGGGATAGTGTTCCATCCGATCCGGTGCGTCCATTGGCGACATCAGCCCGAAAAACTTTACGGTATCTCCCTGTTTTACGAATCACGAAAAGACTGGTTGCTATTGCTGGAATTGCAACAACAACTTAGGGATGCCACAAAAACTTTAGCCCATAATCCTTTGATTCACAAATTACCTTGCGACTACGGCCAAACGGCGATCGAGGATTATCGTGCGGCATATCAAGAGAGAATCAAGCGCGGCATTATCACTGATTTTTTTGTGCAAAATGACGCAGAAATTAAACGACTTTCTAATTTCAATCCAGACTTAGCAGGGATTTTGCAAGAAATCGACCACGTTCTTTACCAAATTGCCCGTCAATCACAAGTTCCACCTTGGTTGTTAGGGCTGCCAGCGATCGGCGCAAGAGAAATTAGCTATGCCCCAGAAAGGCATTTTGGCTTATTTCTAAATAAGCGCCGTGCCGAAATCACTAGGGGAATTAGATTTTTATGTGACCTAGAATTAGCGCTGCATGGAATTAAGAATGCCCAATATAGAATCGTCTGGCCTCGAATTTATGTTCCCCATACCTTTGGGCAAATGAATCCAGAATTTGATGAAATGAACACAGAGGATCAAAATGTTCTGGACTTAGACAAAAAACTTTATCGCAACCAGCAAAAAGAATTTGATGTCGCTCAAAAAACAGGTAATAAAATATTTATTGGTGAATGTGAAAGATATCAATTTACAGGCCAAGGAACTTACAACCGCAGAAGTATAATCACACCCACTGGATTACAAGAATTAAAAAACCAATACCGGAGTGAAATATATGCCTAATATAGACCCTAGCATCAATACAACGCTAATTCCTTTCGAGGAATTGATCAAGGAAAGTAAATTAACAAAGGAGAAAGTCTTAGCAATTATTGAAACGCTACCACCTTCGCTGAAAGCATTTTTAACGGCAGAGAATCGGCCATGAGCGAAGAATATTGTTTTAATCAAAAAACACAGCGCTATCATCACCGATCTGGTTCTTTGAAAGGAAAAATGGTTTCCGGTGCAACGGTCACTCAATCTCGTGAAAATTTTATCTCCGAAAGCACCGATAATCTTTTAGCGCTAACTAAGCAGTTGACCACTGAAAAAAAATCCCTTAAAGAGTGGGAAGAACAAGCAAGTCAAATTTTGACTCGGCAACACGCGATTAGCTACCTATTGGGTATTGGAGGGGAGAAAAATTTAGAAGATTCAGATATTGAAGCGATCAATAATCGGGTAAAGTCCGAATTGATATATCTGCGTAGATTAAGTAGCGACTACGAAAAAGGACTTGTTTCTGATTCTCAATTAAACGCCCGAATCAAAATGTTTACGAGATCATCTCGCGGGACTTACGAAGGGGCTAAACAAACTTCTCACAAAAAAAACGGTTTTCTCTGGGAACAAAGAATTTTGACAAAAACAGAAAATTGCAATCAATGTTACGAATATTCTTTGAGGGGATGGCAACGAATCGGTGTACTGCCCCCACCCACAGTCGCCTGTAATTGTCGATCAAATTGTGGTTGCTACAAAATTTATAGCAACCAACTATTCCCGGAAGATGCAGCGCAGCCGCCATAGAGGGTATAATGTAAATCTCCATTTATTTGGTTTGCACCTGGCTAGATTTGGCCGGGTGTTTTTTTGTGGAATCTTCTTAGGGTCGCCCGTAAAATTCTCCTTCCCAATCAAGCAACTCTCCAGGGTGGCATCTCAGCGAATGACAGAGACGCTCCAGTGCGTCCCCAGAAAGCTGCTTTGGCGGTTTCTGCCGCAATCGACAAACGTGCTGGAGAGAAAACCCGGTTTCTCTTGCTAGGTCTGCGTTCGTGACCCCCTTTCTGCCATTACCACTTTCAATCTCCAAACTAAGCCCATATTGACACAAGTAGTACGGTTGACAATTACAACTTAACTGATCATGGTAATTAAATCAACCAATAGGTTGATTTACTAGCTTATTTGTTTATTTTTTTGATATCTCTTGACAATAGCGTGTTAGTGCGCTTTTGTGGATGAAATGACTCCTAAAAGCAGTGATTGAGTTCATTCTCAAGAATTTGGGTGATGATGCCTCGATAAAATCCGAAGCGCTTTCGGATAAGGTTCTTTGACAAAATAACAGACTAATATGTTACTGAACACATAAGCAAAAAAACAGGCGTTGCACATCTATGGTAGGATAAGGGGGTAGCCTCTACCCCTAGAGAAGATGATTTGTCCTAAGTGTCAGTCCACCAATATCAGTAAAAATGGCTTGAAGAGAGGAAAACAGAACCATATATGTAAGGATTGTGGTCGTCAATTTATCGACGTCTATTCTCCAGTCGGTTATCCCGAAGAAGTTAAACAACACTGTGTACATCTCTATCTTGAAGGGAATGGATTTCGCCGGATAGAAAGATTAACTGGAGTTTGTCATAACACCGTGATTAATTGGGTAAAAGCTGCGGCCAATAATTTACCTTATGAACCTGATTATCAAGAGATTCCTGAAGTCTCTCAAGTTGATGAGTTACAGACTTATGTGGGTAAAAAAAACAGAAAGTCTGGGTCTGGACTGTTGTAGATAAAAGGTTCCCAGGCATTTTAGCGTTTGTGGTCGGAGATAGGTCGAAAGAAACATTTAAACTGTTATGGAAAATAATTCAAGGTTGGGAATGTTTCTTTTATGTCACGGATGGCTATGCAGTTTATCCTCAATTTATTGATGAACTTGACCATATAGTTAGCAAGCCCTTTATGACTCGGGTAGAAGGAGAAAACACGCGATTAAGACATTATCTAGCCCGCCTCCATAGAAAAACTTTATGTTATTCAAAATCTGTAGAAATGTTAACGATTTCTATCAGATTGCTTCTGTACTACCTGAAACATCGGACTATACCCCTGCCCAATTGAAGGACGGGATCCCTGTTTAATTCCATCCTACCATAGATGTGCAACGCCGTGGTTGCGATTTTTGCTTGATGGCGGCACGAATACTGCGATGCGCTGCCGCTATTTTTTCAGGAATTGGTGTAGAAGCGGGGACGGAAACTGGTTGACGGGGTGCCACCTGGCTAGAGATAGTCTGACGGCGAACTGGCGGCTGAACAATCTTTTTACCCAAAAACACTCCAGCGGGTGTTTCAATGATTTGCAGTCCCCCTAGGTCAAAGTTTTTCAAGTCATCGTGCTGTAATGCTGAAATTCGTTTGGCGATGTACTCCGCTTGACCGACGCTTACTTTGATCGGAGCCAAGCTTGACTCCCAAATTTCTTTTGCTACCAACACGGGATCGGGCTTGATCTCTTCTCCCGCTTGAGTTTTAAGAATTTTATTTACCAAATTGTTACTGAAGGCGGCAACCATGTCAGTGTGCCGACACTGCTTTTTGTCTATAGGGGCAAAGTAATGACTTTTACAATTGCAACTTATACTAACCTTATCCTCCTCTTGGGAAATATAAATATTGGTTGCGTAATTCTTATTATTTTTTTTCATTTGGTCTGCATTTTTTGTGGCGAACACTTTCCAGTGTATCCACACCTTGTGTTCTTCTGTGGGAATCAACTGACAGCACAAAATATAATCAGATTTTTTCAAAAATTGGCTGCGGATCTTACCTTCGGATCGGTAGACGATCCACGGCTGACCTTTTTTGGTTAGCCCAAATTTGATCACCTCAACGCTATCGTTTTTAGCAATATCGTTAATTATTAAGATATTTGTATTTTGCAGGACATTTTGCCCCGATATATGGTAACGACCATTATTTTGTGCTAAAATGTACATGGCATTAACCTAATGTGTTGAATATGGAGCCATAATAGCGCACTAATATGCTATTGTCAATAGAGGCTACGCTATTATGGCTGCTTTTTTTGCTATTCTAGGATTGGTTGAGACTCCATGTCTCGGTAGGGTTGAGCTATATCTTCTGGAACTTCAAATCCTTGAGAGACAAGGGATTCGATTATAGCTTTTCGGAGTAGGTCTTTGTTGGCTTGGCGAATCAGGTGATAAATAACTTCCTCTACTTGAAGACCGATAACTTTGTTCCGTGGGTAATTGAACCCCTTTTTAAGCTTAAAAGAATGCCTACGAATTTCGGGATTGCCCGGTTTACCGGGATTACAATTATTAGAATCTGCCATATTTTAAGATATGTTGGGCTTACACCCAAAAAATAGCACAGTTTCACGCTATTCCCCCCTAGCTATTCCCCTAGTGTTTTTTGCAGATCCTCTACCTTTTGCCTGAATTCTTCGGCAGCAGGATCGGGGGCAAAAAAATTTTCGTACACCCAGAAACAGCCGGTTCCCAGCACTATCAAAAGAAAAACCGCCGATGCTAACTCGTTAATGGTAAAGTCAGGTTGCAACGGGTTTCGATTATCGTCGTCATCCTCTCGTTTCATGCCTCTTTGCCTTGTTAAGTTTTTAGTATTGTAATCGGTATGGTGCAGGTAAAAACATGATCAACCTAATCAGGCAGAATCGACATCATCAGCCACTTCTGGCTGATGTCTTCCACCGGAAAAGCGAAGAACCGCAGGGTGGGTTCTTCGCTATGTGCAAACAAACCCTTCCATCTCTCCCGGACGATCTTTGCGGAAACAACATCCTGGGCATCCGACGGAAGTACAACCAGGTCAAGCCGCTTGGGGTAATAAAGCCCCCCGCGAGTTTTTCCCTGGGTAATTCTTAATAAAATTTTTTGATGACTTACCCAAGGATCCGACACGGGGGATACAATCCGAACGGCATCAGTGGCTTTATCCGCCCACTGAAAGCGACCCGTGTGCCTCGGAGCAATTTGATGATAATGATTTTGACTGGGTAGAATCGCAGAAATTTTTAATACTTGCATATACTTGTTAATAGATAGAAATCGGCGACTTCTAAGTGTCGCCGATTCGGTATTTTAGTTAATTTCTAAAGAATCAACTAAGTCCGACAAATAATCGAAGAAGTTGTTTGTCCGTTTTTTCTGTTTTTTCTGTTTTTTCTGTTGTAGCTCATTATATCGCCTAGAGTTTTCGGCATTGAATAGACCAGGATCTATTCCGAGTTCTTTATCTAAAATGAACTCAATCAACCTGTCTCGACATCGATCGATTAACGGTTTTAAACACAAAATAGCTTCATTTTCATTGCTTTCGTTCACAGACAAGACAAATGGAAAGTTTTTCTGGTGAACTTCTCTCAGACCCAGCTTGATATAATCCAAATTGCTATCCATGCAGTAAAGCCACAACGTACTAAATAATACGTTGTAGTCGGCCAACAACGCATATTTCGTTTTTGCTATGTCCTCCTTTTTTAGCTCCAGGAAGTGTTCCTCCGAGGGAATATACATAGAGGAGTATTTGTAAAAAATATCGGAATTTTGAACAGCATATTGCTGCTCTGTTAAATACTTCTGCCAAGAAGTAATTCTGCCTTCCTCTCGTTCTTCAAGATAAAGGTGTATTGCCAATTTACTTCCTGGGAAATCATTAAGACCCGTGGGAAATATGATATTGTCCGCATAAGTGTCCACAAGGTGATATCCCCAAGAACATGGGGGTACTACTCCCAAACCATTAATCCATCCGCCTGCGTCAACTTTAAACCAAGCTAACCTTCCGCGAATCTGACCCTTTCTCTTTCCGCGACTGTAGCGACCAACTATCTCTACAATTTCCTGCTCTGAAAGACCTAGCTTCTTTTGAGCTAGATCAATTCCAAACTCGCTATTTAGATAGGCACTTTTGTCTACTATCTCTGCGCGAAAAGCGTGTTCTCTTCTTGCCATTGTCGATCAAGGCTGAAATAGCCTCGGTGAAATACTTTACTCAATAATCGCATAACTTCAGTCTGCTGTCCAGGTCTTAACGATCCTATTTTAACAACAGGTAACATATTTGTTACAGGCAACAACAAAATAAATGACAAAGTGCTTGCCAAAATCAGGAAAGATATGATAGAATTAATTCGGGAATAAGGATTTCTTTGTTCCCATCCGAGAGTAGTCCGGGGAATCCGGCTGAACTCTCGTACCTCTACCGGCGGCTATTAAGCCGCAAGCGGATTACGGGTATCTGATTAAATTGCCGGGGCAATTCTCCCCCGACCGGGAAACCGGGCTGATATGAAAGCAAGAGATTTAGTCAGGTGGCTAGGGATGGCCGGTAAGTGCGAGGCGTCGTCTAATGAAAATAAGACAAAAAATACTCGGTTGTGGGGCTCAACACCGGCTATCCACGTAAATAGGCTCCTGTGGTAAATACGCAGAGAAATCTAAAAGGGAACAGACTCTTGAATGAAATAGTTCAAATAGCCAAGAATAACTGTTCTTGTGTCGTTTAGATCAGAGGAAAAGGGCGGCTCTCTTAGGGGAATTAATTAGCAAGAATTACTGAACCCGGCTTGTTACTGGACCAAGGATTTAAGTTGAAAAAACTAAATAATTAAACCTTATATTTTTTACTGCTTTTAAAAGCGGTCAATAAATTTTGACCCTTGATTGGCAGTTACGCAACACTACGTCTTTTAAGATTTAGTGAGATTTGCTGTGTTTAAAAATATTTTTTTAGTAAGAAATAAGGGTAATGGGGGATAGAATATTGTTTTTGAGTGACGGTTGAAGTGATCGCGGATTAAATTCGCCCCATTTCAGATGTCCAAGGTAAAAAGACAAGCGATCGCCCCGCATCTTGAGGGATAAAGGTTTTAGGTGAGCCAATCTCCCAAAGGCAATAGGTTTGAGGTGAAAGAGGATTTGTTTAATTTCCCTATATAAGGCTATATATAGGGAAATTAAACAAATTAAACCTACTCACTCACTCTTATCCTCTTAATCCTGGGGCGGGTCTTGTCACCCAAACAGGTTTTTGTTCACCTTGATCCGTAGGGCGGCTGGCGACGATGTGTGGTGGACTAAATGTCTCTAAACAATTCCTTGCCATTGCCTTAAGCCGGAGCGTGATCACGGTTGGGTTATTTTCAACCTGTGGAGGTGGCTGACATAAGGCGTCAAAATATAAGAAAAATTTATTCACAAAAAAACAGACCCGGAATAGCCCTGGTCTGTGATTGTATGTTTTTTATTTGATTATTGTTTTTTTTGATCATCCTTCGTAGTCAGGATGGTAAAGGTTGCAATATACTTGTTTGTATGCGGAGATTAAGCACCTGATATATGGAGAGTCTTGACCAATCCCTTGCCAGAAAGCAGAGTCATCAGCATATTCGCAACTTTCCAGCCATTGAAGACCCCCACGGTCTTCAATGGCGTCAAACAACTTTATATGTTGCTCAAGCTTTTTCTGTATAAGCAGGGTCATCGTGCGAGTGTCATTTTCACCATCCTTTTGTGCTTGATAGGCTGCTGCCAAATCTCGATAGCTAATACCACAAGCTTGAACCTGGTATGAATGACGCAACAGGCCATTCAATTGGGCTGCACTCGCAAGAGTAGAAAGTGCAGCACTAATCCCCGGTCGCTGGCAGGTAATTTTGTAAATCATTCTTTTCTCTCCTTAACTTAATTTGCTGTCCCTATTCGGGAATGCGATCGCCCGGTTCCGACCCCGGCTGAGGCATCCAGTATGCGCGATCGCTAAATGTTTGACTTATTTAACAAGACTGACGGGTGATGGTCAGCGGCAACCTGCGATCATAGTGGTGGGGTTGTTATCCCTGCTCAATCTTCTCGTAAAGAGGCTTGCCGCACTCTGTTACCAGTTGTGACAGATCCTGCAAAGGGAACCACTCAATATTTTGACTTTGTAAGCCGCGCCCCCGTCAGGGGCTACCGAAATCGCTACATCTTATTTGTTCATCCGGTGTTACGCCGGGTAGTGGTTTCGAGCGTTAGTCGCACTTTTTCCATACAACAGGAACCACAGATTTGTCTGCTATTGGATCAAGATAGGGAGACTTGTCCTTTGACACATAAACGTTACCTGTGCTGTTGACAAATAATTCACCAGAATTAAACGCTGTGTAGCGATCTTGATACCATTGCCCGTTAAACTCACACCCGTTTTCTGAACAATGAGCAATTGCCTCGGCTTCGGAAGCGTAAAAGGCATTATATCGCCCTGATTCATAAGTCGCATATACAGTAGACTCATTAATCTCAATCTGCTCTTGCGAAGAGCAAGAGCGAAAACGATCGATAGCAGTGGCAGCAATGCTTTGACTATTCATAATATTTTCTCCGTTTGTTTCTTTCATGACTGTTGTTTCTTGATTTTGTAAGCCGCGCCCCCGTCAGGGGCTACCGAAATCGCTACATCTTATTTGTTCATCCGGTGTTACGCCGGGTAGTGGTTTCGGTGGCTGTTGTTTCTTGATTTTGTAAGCCGCGCCCCCGTCAGGGGCTACCGAAATCGCTACATCTTATTTGTTCATCCGGTGTTACGCCGGGTAGTGGTTTCGGTGGCTTTCTTTTTGCCATGTTCTATTGACTTTGTAAGCCGCGCCCCCGTCAGGGGCTACCGAAATCGCTACATCTTATTTGTTCATCCGGTGTTACGCCGGGTAGTGGTTTCGGTGGCTTTCTTTTTGCCATGTTCTAAATATATTGCACCCTTTTGGATTTGTCAAGCGCTTTTTTATAAAAATCCAGGAAAGGCTGTGAGATATCCCTGAAGGTCTTGTATGACCTGTGTTACAGTGGGGTGGTATGGTATTGAGGCTTATTTATGAGTTGGCGTTTAAGTGAGATTATGGCTCGGCATGGGATCAAAGGGATTCAGTTGGCCAAAAAACTGGGGATTTCCGATAATACGGTATCGAAACTCCGAACGGCGCAAGAGATGCCCTATTTGTCAGGGCAAAAGCTAAATCAACTTTGCGACGCCTTGAACGATTTGATCTGGGAATCGGGGCAAAGTAGTAGCATCATTGCCCCATCTGATTTGATTACTTATAGCTACAAGCGAACAAGATAGCTATAAATAAATCCTCTCTTGTCAGGGAGAGGATTTATTTTCTTTGGTGGCGGTGATTAGTAATCGCTACCGATCCACTTTCTTTCAATCGCTACAACTTGATTGATTAGATCGCAGACAGCGCGATCTTTGAAAACCAGGTGGACTGTCCCGACTCCGAACGCTCGGATTTTAAAGAAGGTAGATTCAAATTGCTCCTCTGTACCGAAGCCCTTAATTACATCTGCGGTCTGCGTAATTTCCGAGAAATTTTTTCCGGTTACGATGCAGCAAATTTTGTCAATATCCGCTAATTTTTTTCAGCGTGATAATCGACGAAGTTCATAGAACTCTTGCAGTAAGGGATGATTACCTTGTAGTTAAGCTTTGATGCTTTGTTGGTTTTCCATCCTTTATAGGCGATCGTATTTTTGGCATGGTAGCGGGTTAATCCGTCAAAAACTTTAATTACCGAGTCAACGTCGATTTGTTTTTTGTTCTCCCAAAACATCAATAAGAGACTGCGGATATTCTCCTCATTAAATGCCATTAATTCCTGTTCTTTTTGGAATTCGTCGAACTTCTCTATAAAGTCGGAGGTGGAAGCATCACGCAACTCGGTACGCCGAAAAACTTCATCCCAGAACCGCGCTTTTAGATATTTCGCTTCTTTCTCAAAGGAATTATGACGATCGCGTTCGCTTGATTCTGCTTTTGATTGGGTACTCTCCCAATCCCGCAAGCCGATCCCCTGGAGGGCAAAATCTAACTTAGCTTGCGCCACAAACTTTTCTCGCAGGGCATCGAGTGCAAGTTCGTATTGATGAACCAAGGTAACGATAATATCAGATCGCCCCAGTCCTGCGGTGGTGGGCTGCGCGATCGCACTTTCAAAGTCCTCTTTAGTAAATGTTTGAGAACGATTCTCATTCTCAAATTTAAATTTGAATTCTTGGGGGGACTGCTTTGGTTTATCTAGAGTAATCATTTGAATCGGGCAATCCGTGGATCGTCCCGCAAATTCAAAGCAAGATCCAAGGCTTTTGCTTTTGCCGTGGAGTCGGATTAATTCCGCCAGCCTTACATTCTTTGTAAAGCGTGGAGTTTCTGGCAATAAAGCCACGATCCGTCCCCCTGGTTTGAGTATTTCCCAAGCGTGGAAAATGTGAGCCAGACCGCTGGAAAATGGCGGATTCATAATGATTGAGGGGCAACACTCCCGCTCATTGAAAGTCAGAAAATCATTGCCTACCAATAGGTACTCCTTGCCTTTCAGCGTTGCGGCCAAATCTGGATCGATTTCGATCCCCCGAAGCTGATTTTTGCGATCGCTGCCGTATTTGTCAACATAAACAGCGATTGCATCCAATAGATTCCCCTTTCCTGCGCTAGGGTCAAGCACAGGGAAAACTAATTTGATGTCGCGATCGCGCTTTAGTTCCGCCGCCATTTTATCGGCGATCTTCTTCGGTGTGGGATAGAATTGGTGAGCGAAGACAAATGCTTTATAGCACTGATCTTTTTCCTCGTCGTTAATACCGGTGTCTACCGTGGCGGTGGTATCGGTATCGGTATCGGTATCGGTATTGGTATCGGTAACTTCTGCCTTTATTATGGCGTCAGCGCTAGGGGCATCTTCTAGGTTGCGCTCCCCATAATAAAAACCAAACTTGTTAAAACGCTCTAGGATACAGATATAGATATCGCTCAATAAACAATCTGCCGTTCCTATTACTGGGTTGGATTCGTAGACAGATTTAGCAAAAGTGATCGCCTCATCGCTCCATTTGTGCTCGTAGTTAAAGCGATACTCAAAATCTACTGACTCCAGCACACTTATAACATCAGCCTTTCTTGGACCATCAACCCAGGAAATTGTTATGCTTTCTTCTGTGTACATTGATTTGTACTTTCTAGTCTTAAACTCGCAGAGTTTAAAAACAGTTTTTAAAATTTTCTTAATTTTGTTAGCAGATTTTGACTTTTCTCTTTTTTCCTGTGGCGGCAACAAGTGATCCAGCCCGACTCCTCGCGGCGGCTCGACGTTGGCGAATTTCTCTTTATTTTCGCTTAAGTAACGAGATAATTGAGCATAATTTTTAACCACCAGTCCATTAGCGTGATCAATTATTATCGATCTGCCTAGCGGTTCAAGATTATCAGGCTCCAAAGGAAAATCAGAGGAACAAAATTTATTAATCCTTAACGATTTCCATAAGGCCAATAATATCCCCGTGCTGGCTAATGGTGAGTCAGTTATAAAGTTTAACGTTTTGTTGTCGGCCAATGTATCCATATCTAAATCATCATATTTGATGATTTGATCATCATTCTGTGTCATTGCTGTCATCTCTGCCATTTCGTTGATCAGAGATTCGATATCTGTAAATAGTTTTAGCATTGTTTGACTCCATTTATTTGGTGGTGGATAGAGGCGATCGCCAGTTTGATATGGTGGTGGCGATCGCGTGTCGGTCAAAGCTTCTGCAATTCTTTAAAAAGCTTTAATCTGGTTTTTTCGGATCCGTGCGATTTCACATATAGGCAGTAATCAAAATATGAGAATCCCTTGATCCTCATGTATTCGTTGGGGTGATCCCTTAAAAGGAGATCGTCCTTTTTTGTCTCTATTAAAGCAATCAAATTTTCTAGCCTTGACTGCTTTTTAGTTTTTTCCAGTCCTTTTATGGCACTGTTTACTTTCGCCGTGATCGGATCTGAAAGGTCAAAAGCCTTTTTAATACAGTCAGATCCAACCTTAAATACTAATCCGTCGCTAGATTGTAGGCTGAATTCAAACTTCAATCCGTTACCGCAATAATCGCAGCATCCCACGGGAGTTATATGTCCGTTGGGGTAAGTGTAGATTTTTTCTTTTACCCCTAGATAGGAGTATGGATATTTGCCTAGTCCCTTTTTCTCGAATGGGTGCAATGCCCCTAGCTTTAACTCGTCTATGATTTTTTCCAGTTCTTTAAAAAACTGGATTTTTCTTAATTCTTTTGTCATTCTTTTTTTCCACAATTAACAGTTTTGACTACCATTTTATGATCAGCGACATTAATAGTGGTTACGGATTTATTTTCTTTACTCATAATTTCATGGGTTTCTATTTCCATCTTTATCATTCCTTTATTGATAGAATGATCAACCTTCATGGAACCCACTTTTCTAATGGCTTCTAATAAATACCTGGGATTTACAGAAACATTAATCTCAGATTCAATGACCGCAAGGTTAGTTATTGACAATTGCTGATTTAGATCCATATCCCCGTCAATAATTTTTATGGACAGGGTATCACTGCTTAAGGTGATATCAACAGGATTGTGTTTATATGCTTGACTGTTCGTTTGAGACAATACTTTGGTTAATAAAATTTTATTAACCAAAAATCCTTTAATATTTAGGCAGTTTATCTCAGGGTCGATCATTAAAGATTTAATGACGTTAACGACCGATTCGATATTTTTAATTTCGGCATCCGATCTCTCTGTTTTTACAATCCAATTGCCAATACTCAGTAATTGAATAGAGTGATCTGCCGTGGCTTCAATCCGTAGTGATTTATCACCATCTTTAACAGATTTGATAAATTCAATTATCAGCGGGTTAAAACTCGCAACACAACCATCCGTTAAGGAATCTGGTAATTCATATTTAGCAACTCTATGACCATCACAACTGGCAATACAGCTATTGATTATGTAGAGATTTTTTAACTTAGCTGCTTTGTCGGATTTATTATTGGCACGAAATGGCTCTATTAATTTTATGCCGTTTAAAAATTCCTCTAAATTTGTACAGTAATTAGAAAAATTATTGTCAGTAGATTTTACTTTGGTGGTGGGAATAAATCTAACTAAGATATCTTGTATTTTTGCCAGGTTTCTGGCAAAAATTGATAGCTCAATACAACTAGATTCGCTGTATTCTGTTGATATTCGCTTAAATTTTTCAGCTTCAATGAAAATTGAAAAATTTCTATCAGCAGGTGTCACTATATCGATATTAGCGATATAGCTTATGTTTCCATAAGTAACAACTAAATTAGGGTTATGTTGATCGATGTTTGTATCGATCTGAATGTATTTGCCATGAGAAGCGAAATTTTCCGCCTCTAGAATTTTGAAAAAATTAGCAGTGTTAATTAGCATGGTGGTGATTTAGTGGTAGTAATTTAATTGTGGCAACGCAATGCCATCATCAGATAGATGGCATTTTTGATTGTTTTTAGTTTGTAAGTGGCTTTACTAGATTCCGCTTTAAAGGTAATGATGATTTCCTTTAAGTCATCGTTATTGTCAGCGATCATCTTTAGCTGACGTTCATTTTTACCGGACAATTTTAGTCCAGTCTGTCCCTCTATTTGGCTGATTATTTCAGCCTTAATGTCTGCTGATAACATGGTCTTATCAGTCTTGTCATATAGACTAATCACTTTCTGTGACTCATATTTTTGTTTATTACCAATCAATCCATCTAGCCCAATCTCCCTCGGTGGCTGTATGTTAATCACTTCAGAAGATTGCAGCAGATAGTTCATTAACTCTAAGTAAGTGCCTAAAATCTTGTTGTATCCAACTACCAGTTTTTCTGGTAGGGGACAATCATTTTCCTTGTAATACTTAGCTAGATCCCACAATTCATCTTGGGACAAATTGTGGTAACATAAATTCAATTCTTGCCATAGCGTGATCAACAACTTACCCGGTAACACAACGACCAAGGAATTGTCATTGTATTGTAATTTTGTGGTTTGAATTGTTAGCGACTTGTATCCGATGGTAATTAAAGCTTCAATCTCTTTAAAAAGAGATTGACTAGATAATATTTTTGCCGCCGTCATTTTGCTTTCTCCAAAATCAGGGATTAATCATGGTACTTACTCACAATGTTTATGAGTAAGTACCATTACCTTTACCTTTACGCTCCGATCAACTCCACAAGTTCAGTATCAGTTAATCCCCGGCGGAAATCCACGATCGCATCATTTATGATGCTTATCGCTAGGCATTGATGCTCGACGACCCAAAGCATCCCATAGCTATTTAAAAGCCACTGGGATTTAACGTTGTTTAATTTTTTGATGTCATCTTTGATGGCATTAATATCAAAATTAAAAGTAGTTCGTTTATAAGCGATCGCGGTGGTGGATTCGGAGGCGATCGCGGTGGTGGATTCGGAGGCGATCGCGGTGGTGGATTCGGAGGCGATCGCGGTGGTGGATTCGGAGGCGATCGCGGTGGTGGAT